TTTCTTTAAGGGAAGGATAAAATTTTGCGGTGTAAACACATTTGGCGAATATGTTACGGGCAAGGCTGGGATGCACGACTCTATGTTGGTGGTGTTTGACGGTCGCTCATAAACTTGCGCCTAACTAGTCTATATACCTGCAAAAAGTAATACTATTATGAAACAAAGGCTTGTAAATAAGAGCATTAAGTTGTCAGCAGAAGAAATACATTATTTGAATGTTTTGAAGGAGAAATACCATGTTAAAATAAACCAATTTATAAGAATTGCTATTGTGGAGAAATGCAAGAAAGATGTCCATGAATTAAGGATTAAACACAAAGACAAACTATGTCCGTTTTAAGAATTATAATACCTATTTGTTTGTTGTTTGTTAGTTTTAAAACTTATAATCATAAGATTTATTATTTTCAAAATAATAGACTAAATAGATTGTCGGTATATAATCCAATAGGCTCACAAACGGATTCTACACCATTAATAACAGCCTCAATTGATACGATAGATACAAATACTTATAATAATGATTGGATTGCTATTTCAAGAGATTTACACGTAAAATATGGAGGGTATTTAAAATTTGGAGATAAAATTACTATCTTTGGCAAAGAAAGCAAATTTAAAGGGGAATTTATTGTTAAAGATTTAATGAATAAGCGATACAAGAACTCAATGGATGTATGTCACAAGAAAGATACTTTAGGACTAGAGTATAATATTAAATGGATTTTACATAAATAATTATAATAAAATGGTTAAAATAGATTTTATAAATTTTTACAAATTAGAGAAAAAATTTAAATCAAAACAAAATGTCTGTCCAAAATGTGGGTGTCAAATTTATAGCCCTTTTGCGGATGGTCGATTAATTCACGATATTAATACTTGTAAGGGTGTTTATAAAAAAATAGAAATATGAAAGAAATAAGTATTGAGTTAGAAATTAAATGTCCCGAAATAGTCAATGAAGCGGGATTTATAGTTGTAGATTTTGAATCAACAGAATTTATAACAGAAGAATATCCGGAAGGGAAAAAAACTAGATTCAAAAAGTTTACATATTCTGATAAAGATTATAAACATTCTGAAAATGTATTTATTAAACATTATATAGAAAATAATTATGAATATATCTGCGAAAGACTTACATCAGAATACTATAATCAGTATTCACCTTTATTAACAAAATTATCATGAATAACGAATATCTAATATGTGGTCTTACTGCATTATTGAAAATGACATTAGGTGAATTTAATGCAGAAGTTACAGAATACGGAGATAAATTGATAGTCTCCAAAATATCGCAATTGCCAAATGTGGGTCAAATAACTAAAAAATTGATAGCTCAAAATTATGTACTTAATTCAAGAATAATTAAGGAAAAAAATGGATTTAAAGTAGAATATAAAAAAAAAATATAAATATGAAAACAGAAAACGATTTATTTGAAAACCTTAGTAATTTATTTAATCCATCAAATATAAATAAAAGTATGTATAAAATAGTAAATACTACAAATTATCAAATAATATATGAAGGATTATCCTTTGATGATTGTATGGAGTTTTTAAGGCGTAATAATCTTTATGTTAATAATTATGTTATCCTAACTGGAAATGAATATATAAATTTTTTAGATAGACATATATAGAATATAAATTAATAAATAAATAAATTATGGAAAAATTAAGTAATTTAGCATCATTGAACATGCTTAAAATGAAATTAGAAAAAAAAGAATTAGACCAAATTCCTCTAAATAAAAGAAAGAATATTTTAGAATATGCAAATTCTTTGGGTTATAAATTTAGCATGAACAAATATTTTACAGTTATTAAATTAGTTAATCCTTTAAATAATAAATCAGGATATATTAAATGGCACAATAACTCTTTATTATGGGGTTATTTTGCACCAGATGGAGATAACAAGCGTTATATATGTTTGCACAATATTGATACAGAATTAAGTACTTATAATAGATTTAAAAATATATTAATACCAATTAATAATATTAATTCAGGAATTAATTTAATGAGAAGAATGTTTTATGGTCTTATAGATTTAGAATTAAAATAATATAAATCTAATAAAATATAAATAAAATGAATAATATTAAAATTGAAATTTCAGTAAAAGAACATATAGGATTATTTTTTACCTACAATGATAATTTTGAACTAATTAAATATATTCTCTATGATTGTATGAGTGCTCAAGATTTTAATAATTTTTTCAGATGGATTTTAAATGATTGTAAAGAATCGGAAATGGAATTTGATAAAAGAGACGAAGTAATTAAAGCATACGAAACCTTGATTAAGGCACATCTTTAGCATGAACCATAATGTTTAGTATATGGCAAGTTGGGGATTAAAACGTGCTACCCTATCGAGCCACGACAAAGTTTATTAAAGGCACAAATGTAGCGTATTGGAACAACGCCCCAATTTGCTATATACATTGTTAGGCGTAGTTAATTTTTAATCAAATGAAAAATAATATTAAAGCAGAACTTGAAACATATTGTGAGTTATATTGGTGGAACATGGGTAAAAAGACCCTTTCGTTTAAAGGCAATTTAGGTGATTTGCTTAATGAACAAAACATCACGTTTACAAAAAGAAAAACTGAAACAGATGGTGTTTTTACATTCAATTTCAAAAGTGCTTATGGCATTTCATTTAAAACAAATGGCTTAATGCACGACTTCACACATTTAGCAAAACAATTTATTCAAATGGAGTTAGTTAGAATGGGTGATAAAAGCCAATTATATGTGGCTGGTGCATGGAGACCGACTGTAAATGTGAACAGCTAATTATGCCTAACGGTATCGGGCTTTGTGTCCGTTGGCGATTAGAAGCAGAAATTTTCAATAACAAATAAAACTTAATAAAATGAACGAAAGTAACAACAACCACGAAACCGCCAATGGCACAAAACCCGTGTTAGCTGCTGGTTGGTTGAACCCGAAAACCCATAAACCACATTTGGGGCAAAAGGTATTGGTTAAAATGCAATGGAAAAGTGGAATAATAGATTATAATGTTGCCATTTACGCAATAAATGAAAATGATAAACGCAAAAAAGGATATTTTCAAAATTACGACAATCAATTAAAAGATGGCAATATTATGAAGTATGATGCTTGGGAATATACAAATGTGGTTGGATGGATGTCTATTCCAACTTGCAGCTAACGGCTACAGGTATGTTGACGTTGCGTGAATTTAGTATAAACTTAAAAAATAGAACAAATGTTAAAATTTATTAGAAACTTATTTAAGGGTAGAAAGCAGCAATGCAATATACCTAATGTTAGCCACAGTGCTTCTAAAAATGAAGATCGGGGTTACAAAGATGAAAGTTGGAGAAATCCTTTCTGTCAAATTAGAGAAACAGCAACAGGGAATGTGATAAAGGAGTTCGGAGTTACAGTGCATCGTACTTAGCATTGTGGTTAACGTCCGCAAATAACAGCAGTGGCGTGTTTTCGCACTGCTGTATCAAGTTTGCAATGCAGAAGCCATTGACTGTTATTTGTTGTTATAACCCGTTTTTATTTGATTATTAATAACTTAAATATATAAATTATGAAAATTAAAAGAGCTACAACGAAAGGCTTAAGAGAAGCTGAAGGAGAATTATTTGAAGCAAATGGAATGCAATTTTGCTTGGTTGAAGCTGATGATTTGTTTTTCTCTATTCATTTACCAACTGGGTGCAATGTAATAAGTGCTGCCCCTGACGAGGTCACAAAGTCGGAGGCGATAGAATTAGCAAAAAAAGAAATTAACCGAAGAACAAAATCGGAATGGGATTACGCTTTGAATAAAGTTTCAGACGATTACTGTTCAAGATTCAAATTCAGCTTACCAGTGAACGAACCCGTCTTAAATGGGTTATAACGGGCGAGTGTATGGCAAGTGCCTACGCAGAACTTAATTAAAACACTAAATATTGAAATTATGAAAAGACTTTGGCAGAAAATACGGAAGGCATTTGCTATACACAATGTTAGCAGTAGTGCTTGGGAAAGAAAATTAGTTGGAAGAAACATACATAGTGTTTTTACTTGGTGTAAAGACTGTGGAATGAAAGGTTGTAATATTCCTTTTGAAGATGAGTGTGGTAATTGTGGAAGTAAAAACACGGTGAGATACTACGATAAAGAAACGATAGACTTACTGTTTTAGCATTACTGCTAACGGCTGAGGCTAAGAAACGTAGCCTTGTAATTACGTTTCAAAATTTGGTAGGAACTTTATTGGCTATGTTTTTTAGCCTTTGTTACCGCCAGTTAATTTTAAATCAAAATGAGAGATTCAACCGAAATTAGAAACAGAATTGTTAAAATTTTAGATAGTAAAGGCGTGATAGCCGATGTTGACATAGAGCAAATAGCGGAGGATATAGTATTTGAATTTGTTGAATACACTAATTTTATAAATGAAAATTATAAGCCATTTGCAGGTGATTGGATAAAAAAGAAAGATGATACAATAGTTTTTCATCCACTTGTAATAGTTGAAGATTATGCTGAATCGAAGCTATCTTAATTGGCGGTAACGGTGGGTGTATGTTGTCGTTGCGTAAAATTAGTATAAACTTAAATAAAAGAATAAAATGAAAAAACTTTGGAAATGGTTATTTGGAACACGAAAGCAGCAATGCAATATACACGATGTTAGCAAATCGTGCCCTTGCTGTGATGGTACTGGATATTGCGAAGGAGAACATTATGACGATTTACAAGCATGTTTAACCTGTGGAGGGTCTGGGCATGTTTGCTAACGTTTTGCGTGTTTATGTCAGGCGGACATAACACAAACTTATTTACTAACCGCAAGCTATCCGCCCGCTTGCATAAACACGCTGTTAGCAGCAGTTTTAATTATGGAAAACTTAAAAGGATTTGAAAAAGTGACAGATTACGCTTGGATGAAGAAAGGTAGAAAGTATTGGAATATTTGGTTGGGGAATCCTTTTTGCATTTCATTACACAAAGCACCTTTATCTATACCAAAAAAAGAAATAGAAATGGATTTGATAACAGGGCAGCAAGAGGCAAAAAGGGATTTTGCAAAACGATTTCCAGAAGTGGAATGGGTCGGCTAAAATTGCTGCTAACGGTTGATAATATATTACGTGCCGAATACAAGGCATAAATTTATAAATACTTAAAAACTTTGATATGAAAACAAAACTTAAAAAATGGCTACGAAGCAAGGCATGGAATATATTATATGTTGTACGCAGTTATTGTGCGGTGGTAATGTATAGTATTGGAAAGAAACCAGCTTGTAGCACCTTTATTGATGAAGTAAGCATAACTGCTGGATATGGTAAATTAAACAGCATTGGAGATTTCCAATACGATTTACCAAGATGGTGTATTCGTAAGATGTATAAAGGTTGTACTAAATGGAGTGATTATTTAGAAAAGTGTGCGTAGGCTAATTGCGTACAACTAGTTTATATCCCTTAAAAAAGTAATACTTTTTAAAGCTAAATGTTTTAAAATCTAAATGTTAATTAAATACCAATTATTATGAAAATATTTGAAAGATTAATTATATTATTAATTATTATCTTATCATTAATATCATCTTATTTATGTATTAAATATAATAGTTCAATATTATATTTAAACGCATTATTTTGGCTAGATATTGGAATAGTATTAAATTTTATATCTTTATTTGATAAATACAAAGTAATTGATAAAATATATAGTATTGTCTTAATAAACATAGCAGTTATATTTAATTATTTTATTTTAGAAGATACAATACATAATTATCCTAAAATAACTCTAGCAAATGCAATTATTTTATTATTTTTGATACTTATGTATATAGGTATGAATTCAAAATATATAAATGTAGATAAAATAGATAATGAATAAAAGTGTTTCTCAATTAAAAAAAGAGATAATAAATAAAATATATGAAGAAATCAAATTAGAATATCCAAATATCACTAAAATTGAAATAAAAGCTATTATTAAACATTTTGAATACAAAATGTCTTATTGGGTAAAAAGAGGAAAACCTATCGAATTGAAACATCTTTGTACATTGGGGGTTATTAAATATAGAAAAGTTAAACCAAAATACAAGATTAACTACAACAAACAATATATGCTGAAAAGAATTGAAGAAAGTTTTGACTAAAATAAATAAATTATGAATATTCTAGATTTTTATAATGGCTTTGCTATTGCAATGCTATGTGTATTTATACAAAAAATAATGTTTCCTGGTATGATCCTTAATTGGTATTACAATTTCCTTATGTATATAAAAGCTAATTATACTTGGTTAAAACATTTATCTTCACTATTAGGATTATGCCCTTATTGTTATGGATTTTGGATATTAGTATTCTTTAATTATTATATATCAAATGATGATTTTATTATTAAAATGTTTAGTAGTTTCCCTATATGGTTATTGTCTTTATTATTAATAATTCAATTTACTGATGTAATATATGTAGCTCCATTAGATAACTATATAAATAAATACAAAGTTTATAAGATTACTGATACAGAAATAAAATTTATAGGATTACGTTCATTATTTTATATTATTAAGAAAAATGCTATACCAGTAAAAGATTTCAATAAAGAAGCATTTGAAAATGGTATTTATTATATAAGAGAATCATGGAAGAAGTAATTAAAAAATGTCTTGAAGATATGTCATGTTCCATACTAGATAAACCAACTCTAGAATTATATCTTAAAAATTCTATTTTTAATAAATTATTATTAGATGGAACAGCATTAACTCCTGAACTAGCATTAGAAAGATATAAAGGATATGATAATTATTGGAATAGTCTTTATGGTACTAGGGATCCTAAATATATTGCTACAAAAGATAGGAAAATGGGATTTTTTTCATTTCTTGTTAAAGGAGAATATAATAAAATTTATAAATCTGTAGCTAGACCTAAAGATACATATTTATTTGGTAATAATACTATAGAATATCTTATAAAAAAACTTAAAACATTTCTAAATGGTTAGTATAATAGAACCTCAATTAATTCCTCAAGATATTAATATTGAAAAATATATACTTGGAGGATTACTAATAAACTTTAATAAACAAGTCATAGATACAATAGAATTTTTAAATGATAATGATTTTTATATTGATACACATCAAAAAATATTCAAAACTATAAAAATTATTATTAAAGATATAAATACTATTGATTTAGCTTTATTAATTAATAAATTAAATAGTTTAAATTATTTAGATAATATTACTCTTGATGCTTCATATATATCAAATTTAACCTCCAATATATCGTCTAATGCTAATCTTATTTATTATGCTAAAATATTAAAACAAATATCCGTTCAAAGACAAATACTTCTTTTATGTGATTATTATAAAAATGAATCATATAAGAAAAATATTGATGTTGCAGATATAATAGATAATATAACTAAAGATTTAAACAAAATAATAAATGATTTAGATAAAGAATCGTTTAGTAAATCTAATTTATCTGTAGTAAAAACATTTTTTGATGAAAAAAGAAGTGTTAAAGGTAATACAAGGAAATTAGGATATGATAAATTTGATAATGAAATTAAAATATCACCTAATAAGATAATCTTATTGTCTGGTCATGCAAAAGCTGGAAAATCTAGAATGATGTGCAATATTATGTTTCGTCTATTAGAAAATTATAATGATATTTCCGTATTTTGGATTACATTAGAAGATAGTGCATTTGATATTTTAGCTACATATCTCTCATATAAAACAGGATTAACTAGGGAAGATATAAAAAATAAAACCTATGATGATAAATCATTTGCATTAATGAAAGAACATATAGAAAGATTTAAAACTTTTGATATTGAATATATAGAAGAATCAGCAAAAATATCAAAAATGAATTTGTTATTTCAAGAATTTTGCAAAAATAGAAAAAATAGATTCCCTATTTTTATATTAGATAATATACTTTCTATGTCTGATAGAGATGATTTTAAGAATAATGATAATAGTATGTATGATTATGTTATGCAAGAATCATTAAGAATAAGACAAAGAACAAAAGCAACTATATTCATTATTCATCATTTTAAAGATAGTCAAATGGGTGAAAATAAATTAGAAATAGCATATCGCCCAAGATTAACAGATTTAAAAGGTACAGAAGCATTTAGAAGGGTCCCTAATCAAGTATTAATGATCAACTATCCTCCATTTCATAAAGACTTAATAAATGAATATAAAGGCGAACAACAAGAAATATTAAAACATTTATTATTAGTTGATTCTGGTGCAAATAGAGATGGTGGTACTGATGATGATTTTTCTATTATCAGATTTTTTGTTGATTATGGTAAAAATAAATTTATGGAAATATAATGTTAGAAGAACAAATAAATTATTATTGGAAAAGTAAAAATGAAAATACTATTAAAAGATTAGCAGAATTAGATAATAATCATTTAGTAAATATTATTAAAAAAATATATAGAGGTTCTAATCTTAAAAAGTTTAATACATTGTCAAAAAGTAACATTTTATTAGGATTCGATGATTGAAATATATAATCCACTATTCAAGATTAAAACAAATAAACATTGTAATATAGATAAACAAATAAAAAATTCATTAAGTGCTGTTAAAGAAATTCAATGTTTATATGAAAAACATAATGATTTATATATAATAGAACATAGTTTTCTAATAGTAATTAATAGAAATAATAAAATTATTAATATTTATATGATTAGCAAAGGAGATTATACATCTACATTTATGAATCCAGTTATAATATTCAAATTACTTGTAGATAATTTAGCTAGTGCTTTTATTATTGCTCATAATCATCCATCAGAAAATTTGAAACCCTCTGATAGTGATATAAAAATAAATAATAATTTAAAAGAGATAGGTAAATTGTTTAATATAAGTATGTTGGATAGTATAATTTTTACAAAAACCAAATATTTTTCTTTTGCAGATGAAGGTTTAATTTAAAAAATAATTTAATATGAAAGAAACAAGAATTGAAACTAAAGTAATAACTAAAAATGGTAAAGAAGAAGATATTTCATTATTACTTACTTCACAAACACAAATAGTCAAGTCTGGAAATAACACAGCAATATTATCTCCTGATTTAACAAATAACATTATAATAAAAGAAGATTATAATGATGTATTATTAATTATTAATAACTTAAATAAATAACACTATGATTGAATCTTTTAAAGTAGATTTTTTAAATCACAAATTATTACAAGATACACAAGCTGAATTTAAAGCTGGGAATTTATATTATATAGAAGGAAGTAATGAAAAAGGTAAAACTACATTTATCAATGCTTTAAGAAATCTTATTACAGGAAAAGCTAATAAAACAAATAATGTTACATATGGTCAAACAGATGGATATGTAAAAGGAGAATTTAATTTAATAGGAGGAAATAAAGAAAAATATATTATTAAATGGGATTTTACCCAAGAGAAAAATTCTTTTGTTATTATTGATCCTAAAACAAATGTTCATAAATCAACATCAAGAAATAATATTGTTGCTGAGATATTCAAATATAATGATTTTACTATTGATGAATGGTTCCAATGGGGTTTAACATCTGAAGGAAGAAGAAAACAAGCTTCTATATTATTAAATTTACTTCCTCCTGATATTCTTAATAAATACAACAAATTAGAAGGAGAAACTAATACTACTTATGGCACTTTGTATTCTACAAGAACAAAAGAAAATAATATCTATGATAGCATAAAAATGACTTTAGATTCATTAAAGATTACAAATGATGATTTAGCCACAATAAAAAAAGAAAATGAATATAATAAGATTGTAGAAAAATACAACAGTAATAAAGTTTATAAATCAGAAAAGGAATTATTAGAAGTAAAATATAATTCAATAGAAGATAAAATTAAATCACTTAATAAAGAATTATTAGAAAAAGAAGATATACAAAATATTAATAATAAAAGAGATAATGATTTAATTTCAGAATATCTAAAGAAAATAGAAGATTTACGTCTTAAAATTCAAAAAGATATTCAAAGTTTTAATGAATTTAAAGTTAATTATGAAAAGAATATTGATGAATGTAATAAAGATAAAAATAATATTAATATATTCTTAAATGAATATAATAATATGGATATTATTTCAGATGATATCTTTAATAATGCTAAAACAGAATTAAATAAGATATTATTATTAAAAGATAAAGCAAATAATTTTACTTCTACTCAACAAAAGCTTAATACCCAATTTGAAATAATTAATAATTTAAATAATGAAATAAGTAATAAAAGAAAAGAAAAAACAGAACTATTATCATTAGCTAAACTGCCAGAAAATATAATTATAGAAGATGGTGAAGTAATGTATAAAGATAATGATAATATTATTCCATTTACAGAAAATAATGTATCATATTCAACAGGAGGAATGGTAATAGCTAAATTAATGATTATGCTTAATAAAACATTACCTATTTGGTTATTTGGTAAAGCAGAAAGCTATGATACAAGTAGAATAAAAGAATTTATTAAATTAGCAGAAGAAAATAATGGTATTATAATAATGGATAAAGTTATAGAAAATGAAAATATTCCATTATCAATTAAATGTGTTGAACTCTAAATTTTAAAATTATGGCACTAGATGAAGGTAAATCAGGTCTTATTTATTTAACTATAAAAGGACTTAAAAAAGATGCAGAGAAAATTTATATTGAAAAATATGAAGGGAAAAATGTTGAAGGGAAACATTATAAATCTGTTGAAGGCAATCTTGTTAAAATAACATTTCCGGATAAAGAATATGAAAGTAAAAAATATAAAGGATGTTGTATTTATCTCAAAGATAAAGATGAAACATATGTGTTAAAAAGTGGATTTGATAAAATTACTAATATTATTCGAAGTATATTAAATCAAATTCTAAACCTTAAATCTTTTGATAATATAAAGATAACTGTTAAAGGTGGAGAAAATGATTATAAGAATGCTTGGGTATCTCAAAATGATAATAAAGCGGGATTTTATCTTTCATTAGATGAAATTAATGCTTTGATAGAAAAATATACCATTAATGGAGATACTGTTAAATCTTATTCTAAATTAGATGAAAGATTTATAGAACTTGTAGAACTTTCTATTAATTCTGTGTTGAATTGTAAAAATAACGATATAGAAAATAATAAACCTGAAATTAAAGACAATAAAGTTGTAGATCCTATTCAAAGTCTTTCTGATGAAGATGATTCTAATATTGATAATTTACCATTTTAATTATGAATACAAATCAAATAATAAGCAAACAAGTAGCTCAAGAATGTGCAGCAGAATTGTTAACAAGAAATAATAAAGAAGTAAATGTAGATGATTATAATAAAATTGTTAAATGTCTATGCAAATGGATTTTAGCTAAAGGAGAAGAAAGAGATATATTAATACAAAGACAAGCAGCATTAAAAAGAGCTTACCTTTGTATAAATATTTTAACTCCTAAAATAGATTCCACAATAAAATTAATTGATTTAGCTGAAATATTATTATGTTAGAAGGATTTAATGATGATAAACAAATATCAATAGCAGAAAAAGAACAAATTAAAACAAAAGAAATTATAGATGTTGATTTCTCTATTGATACTTCGCCTAAAATTAATCCTAATACTAATAAGGACAAAATATATATTAGTCAATCATTAATTAAATTAATAATTGATAAATTTCAAATAGAAAAAGAATTTTGTCCTAAATATATATATGATTTATATATAGCAAAAACAAAATCTTCTATTCCATCTGAAAATATGATTAGAGGTTTGTATTTTGAAACAGCATTATTAGGTGCTACATCTGGCGAAAATGGTGTTTATGATTTGCCAAGAAAATTATTATCTAAAAAGAAAATAGCTGAATTAACATCATTAGGATTACCTATAATAGGTGAAAAAAGACTTTCTCATATTAGAATAGATAATCAAATAGAAAGAGCTAAGATGCGATTTAGTGATTTAGAATTAAATATTTTGCCTAATATCAACACTCAAATTAAAATCCTCAAAAATTGGAATGATAGATACATCCTATCTGGCGTATTAGATATTTTCCCTACAACTATTAATCAAATATTGAAAGAAAATGGAAATATTTTCACCATAAATAGATTAGCAATAGTTGACCTTAAATTAACAGGAGATATTTATTGTACATCAGGACCTTTTGGATGGGGTAATTTTAAACATATGGATCATCTTCAAGCTGACATGTATCATTATCTTGTAGAAGATATAGATTTTGAATTAAATCCGCATTTGAAAAATCTTATTACAGAACCTATTCTTAATATCATAAAAAATAAACAATTATTATTTCTTTATTGGGTATTTGGCTATAAAGAACCATTAGAAAAACAAGACAAAATATTTGAAAAGGAATATAATAATCATGATATAAGAGAATTAAAAGAACGAATAAGAAAGACTATTGCAGTATTAGAAAGAGAAGAACAATTTGGTTGGCAACCTAAAAATTGTGATATGTGTTTTAAATGTCCAAATAATATGCATATAGGAGGTAATTGTCATTTAAGTATAATTTGTAAAATTTAATAATTATGAGTACAAAAACATTAGAATTTAAAGAAAAAGCTAATGAAATTTTATCATTAGATGAATTAAGATTATCTGTAAAAGCAAAAGAAGCAGGTATTAATAGAAATTTAGAACATTATCAAGTTTTTGATAAAGTAATTGATTTACTTGCTAAAAACAATATTAATTACACTCCTTTGCCTATTCATGTTTCATCTAGTGGAAGTAAGTTAATAGAAATAGCTGAAAAATATGTTGGAGAAAAAAATATCAAGGCTTGGTATTTAGATAAAATTACTGGAATAATTACTTTAGATGATATGAAAGATAATATTTCCGTTCCTAGAATAAATATAGAATATAATGAAAGAGGTATCAATATAGCTTTTGGCAAACATGTATTGATTTGTTCTAATGGTATGACTGCTTTTAAAGGTGATATGTTTTCTACTTTTGGCTCCGATAAAGTTCCTTTTGAAAAAGGATTAGAAATGATTAAAGGATGGATTCTTGAATTAGATACCAAAAATAAAATCTATGATAATCTTATTGCTCAAATGAACACAATAGATATAAATTATGAAGAAATACCTAATATAATAGGTTCTCTTGAATTAGGAGCAGTAGAACAAGCATATCTTAATGGTCCTCCTTCTCCTTTTAATATTTCCCAAGTATCTACATTAAGTAGAAACATTATCAAAGAAATGAAGAAAGGTAATGAATTTAAAAATGTATGGGATTTGTATAATTTAGGTACGTGGATTCAAAAACCTGATCAAATGGATATGGCAACAATTAATCAAAACAACTATCTATTTACTAAATTAATTATAGACAAGTATAATTTAAATTAATTATTAACACAAAGGGAGTAAGTTAAATCTTACTCCCTTATTATTTATAGTGAATTATGAAATATTATGATAATAAGCATCCATTAGTAGATGTTAAATACATGGAAGATGGTAAAGTATTCCAAGCTATAGAGATAGACGATAATAAAATTTTGACTATGGAAATTACTTGTGGTGACTATCCTGATACTACATATTTAATATATGATAGTAAAAAAGATTTTGTTGAAAGTACAATATGGCATGATTGGATTATTTGTGGAATTAAAAACAAAAATTTATTAAATGAAGTATTAATTAAAACTAATAACTAATTATGGTAAAAATTAATGAAGTTGAAATAGCTACTATGTTAGCAAATTATGAAATACAAGACATTGTTGGACACAATATAAAAATTTATGAATCAGATAAAGATAATCCTGACACAAATATTCTCAAAGAAATATATAAAGATTTATTTAATGATAAATATGAATACTTTTATAATATTTTAATAAGATATAATTATGAATAAAATATATTACATATTAATTACAGATGTATGGCAATCGAATTCATCTTCAGAATTGTATTGTGTATATGACAACATAGATACAGCAAATATAGAATATAATAGATTATGCAATACTATAGATGAAACAGATAATTGTGTCATAATGTATGAATATACATTAAATGAAAAAGATTCAGAAATTAAATTAAAATCAAATACAGGATATTAAATCTTATAATTATGTCTCAAATAAATGTTAAACCGATAATAAATTGGATTAGGTTACTGAAAGGTAATGATATTGTACCAAAACAACCTCCTGTTACACATAAATATAAACTTGATATAATTGGTGGTACTGCTTATTTTAATTCACAACAACAGATGGATGAATGGAAGTCTAAATATAATAAAATATACAAAAATAAATATTCTTTAAATACTAATATTTATGAATGAAGAAGATTATAAAGATTTAATCAAACATTGGTTTACTAGATATTCTAATAACTTTGGACAAAATGCTAATATGTTTCTTAAAGATTTATTAATTAAATCTAACTTAGAAAACCCTCAAACAATATTAATAGAAAATATAAGAGAATTAGTTTTAGTTACAGAGTTAATTACTAAAGACCAATTAATGCAATATTCACGCAAAAGAGATATATCTGTTCAACCAAGACAGATATATGCTCATTTACTTATTAAATATATTAAAGGATATTCATTAAATAAATTAGGGACATATGTAAGAAATAAACCATATATACATTGTGATATGATTCATTGTAATAAAGTAATTGAAAATTTATGTTCATATAATAACAATTTTAAAGTCAAAATAGAAAATTATTATAATATTATAGATTCATGGAAAATATAACTACTCAACAATTCTTCGAGTATTCATACATTCAAAATACACAAATACTCAAAGAATTAAGGACAATGATACAAGAAAGAAAGGCATATTTCTTACCAGGGAATGTGCCTTCCCTTAAAAATAGTAAAGAGATAAAACAAATCTTCACTAAAATGTCCTCTTGTTGTTATAGAAAAGGTGGTCTTCGATATAAAGATACAAATGGTGTATGGAGATGTACTATTTGCAATAATCCAGCGGCTATGCATACTAAAGCTATTCTTTCTCCTTCTGATAATGCTTTAAAATATCAAGAACAAATGGTCCCTTTTTTTAAAGTTTTAAAAGGATTATTTAAAGAATGGATTAAAGATAGAAAATATCCTTTACCGATTGCATTTTATTTTATAAGAGACCAATATAGAATATTTGATTATGGTAATGCATCAGAAATATTACAAGATGAAATGGTACATAATGATGTTATCGAAGATGATAATATGAAATTTATTATACCTGAATATTTAGGGTGCCATTATAATAAAAATAATCCTGGTGTAGTTATTTGTCTTATGACTGAAACTTTATATCGACTTAAAATAGAAAATTTATTTAATCATACAAATAATGATTTATTTTGAATTTATAAAGCCTAAATACTTTAATTATATATTTAAAGAAAATAACACCTTTAATATGCCTGTTAATATAATGTATAAAGGGTATTTTGACGATGTTACAATAGATAGTGATATAATATATATTTATTCATTAGAATTAAAATATAGAATTAATAGTAAGGAAATAGAACTATTTAAATTTATACCCAATTAATTATTTTCCAATATGAACACAATAAAAACAAATTTATGTGAATTTACTTTTAATAAAAATTATTATATATTGATTAGTAATAATGGTAATCATCATAATAATAATAGAATATGGAATGTTTATTCAAATGGATTTAATACCAAAAAAAAAGCATTAAATGAATTAAATCATCTTAAAGCAGAAAATGACGACATGAAATATGGATTAACTTATAGTCAAATAGTTACACCTAATGAATTAATAGAAATTATAAACTCTGACAACAAAGTAAATATTATTAATTGCTATGATATAGCTTATTCAAATAATTCAAATTTAATATCTAAATAATTACAACATGGACATTATTGATACAAGTGATCTTATTAAAGAAAGAGATGATTGCAAACAAACAGTAGTAAATATGACGGGAACACTTATTATTATTTAAATACATGAAAATACACACTAAATTATATATGAAACATTTTAATCTTCATGAAGGAGATTATGTATATAGTGAAATATCAGGATTACCTTGTACAGATATTCATCATATAGACAATAAAGGTATGGGAGGAAGTAATAATAAAGATTATATAGAAAATTTAATTGCATTAACAAGAGAAGAACATGAATTATGTCATAAACATAAATCTATAAATGATTATGCTAAAATTGTTCATGAATATTTCTTAAAGAATAATCCTTATAATAATCCCGAAGATTCTGTTTATTTTAACAAATTATTCAATTTGAATATATCAAAGATAAAATTACTTACTTAATTATTTATTTATTTGAACTATTAAGGGGTGAGACCATAACAGTCTCCCCCTTTTTTTTAATCTAATATTTTATAACCTATTACTTGACATTCTAATCTACCAATTGTAATAGATGAATAATCATCAGTATCACCAGTTATAGCTGTTTTTATATTTACTGTCAAATCATTTCCTGCTGTATATGTAGGTCTTGCTCCTGCATAACATGGGTAAGAAGCTATAGGCGTTACATCTCCTGAATTAGGATTAAATTCATCTATATAATTAACATAAGCTAATGTATCTTTCAAATCAACTATTATTACATATTTGTGAAATTCTGCTGCAGGCTCACCATCAGAACCTTTAATCATATTAAAAGTAATTGTTCGTGTACTTGAAAATGTTAATGTTATAATTATTTGATTAATATTTTCTGATTCATAAATTGTACTACCAGCAAGTATTGTAAATATTAATCTATTATCTTTTTTTATATAATCTCCAGGTATAGTTATTGTTCTATCACAAGGATCATCTTTTGAATATCCTCTACCATCAGTATTTTCACATAATAATTCTATACCATTAGGTAATTGATGAGGTTGAACAAATCTTCTAAAACCATCTCCAAAACCTTCATATGTTTTTCTATTTATAACATCTTCATCAGAAGCTATCTTTCCATGTCCTGCATTAATAAGTGATGCTGTATTATCACTATTAGCACTAAATAATATACTTTCAAATAAATATTTAAAAGCATTATCATCAGGTTTATTACCCTTACGAAATTTCTTATATGAAGAACCTATTGGTAATGTTATATCCCAGAAATAGCTTCTTAATTTTCTAGTTAAAGACATATTGTTATTTATTTATTGTTTATAATTCACTTCCTGGAATTCCTACATATGCACAATAACATACCACAAATGATAATGGTTTATTGTCTATTGTATTTGCTGTATCATCGTCTGAATACTCTGTTCTATGCTTATCTTCATTAAGCTGGTCATTTACAGTATGAGAATGTTCACCTGATTTAGTTGTATTAAATGTACCAGATGCTGTACCTGATGTTGCTACTCCAACTCCAGTTTCACCATTTTCTGCTGAAATAGTATGAATATGGTCAGAGCCTGTGTCGTTAATAGTAATGTCTATTTCAAAATTATCATCTGTAAGTTCATGATAATGGTCTTTTAATGGAACATCGTCTTGTGTTAATGTATATGAATTTTTTCCAATAGTTTGTAAAGGAAATAAACTTAAATTATTGAACCCTTTTGACAATAATGATTCACTTCCTATTCCAATAGGGTATTTTGTTCTTGTATCTACAATATACCCATTATATCCTGTAAATCGACTTAATAATGATGAATCTGCTCCTGCAGTTAATAATGTAGATACACTTTGATTCATTAATATAATCCAACCTTCCCAATCTGTATCTTTTCTACCTATTCCATCAACATCAAAAGCAAAACTTGTATCTCCTAATCCTTTATTAGAATAAGAATACATTTTTATTTCTCCTAATTTACCATTAACATTTGTCTGTAATGATTCTACATCTTCTTCTAATTCTGTTATAGTATCATTAGATTCTATTTGATTATCTATAGCTATATTTAATTCCTCAGCATCAATATTCAATATATATGTATTATCTTCTTCAGTTATAGTTAATATATCACTATTACTATATATGTTTAAATCTAAAGATACTTCATAATTTGCCCCTATTCCACCAGTTGATCTTTCAACTTCACTTTTTGTAAGAGATATATATTTTCCTGCTGTTATACTAGGTAATTGATGTGGTTGTACAACTAAGGAATAACTATCTATATCTTTAGTTGAATCTAATGCATAAGTTTTTGCATCTGTTGATAGTTTACAAAAGCCTTGCATAGATGTTGTAGCAGTATCATCACTGTTTTTTAAAAATCCAATAGAATCAAACAAATAACTAAACATTCTTTTATCCGGTTTATTACCAGTTGAAAATTTCTTATAAGATTCTCCATCGGGTCCAAAGAAATAACTTCTTAATCTTCTTGTTATTGACATATTTTATCGTATTATAAAAACATTATTACTAGTTAAACAATTACTATCATTATAGTCTATAGACATATAACTTATTCCTGTTTTTTCTTCTACATCAGGATTTACTGAAAACATATCTAATATAGGTTGTATATCATATCCTGTACCAATACAACTAAAATGTTTTTGAATACAATCAATATCATATTTATCTGCATAATAGGCATTGCCTAAATCATTACCACAACCTCCATTTAATACACTTAATCTTGAATCATTTTCTCTTTCTAACTTAATTATTATCATTAATCCTAATAAATAATTAAAGTCATTTAAAATATTATATAAATGCTCTGTATCTTTTCCAAACATTTCAGATGAATAAATTTCTGATAATAATTTATTAGTATTAACTTTTACTTTACTATAATATTCGGAAAACATAATTTCTATTTCTGTATTATCTATTTTATGAAATTCCGGATTATGAAAAGGATTTAATATATCTATCATAATTTTAACAATTACAAGGTTTATAACTTCCTGATGTATTAGTAGTATTAGTGGTTAAGATTTGCCATGCTCCTTGACATAGTTCGCATCTTTCTAATATATCTTCTATCTTTTCAAATATTAAATCTATCTGTTCTGCCATAGTATCTCTTGTTTCGTCAATATCAAAAATACCAAAATATGTTACATATTCTTCATTTATAGAAGCTAACAATAAAGGATATAAAGCTATCATCTGATTTAATACTTGTCTTTGTCTATTCTTTTTAGCTATAACATCTGCATCACAATTATCACAACATGGGTCATATGAATTACACAATACTGATTTTACTAAATATGTAAAACATTCTTTTAAATGACAATATTCATATATAGGAATATCTGCTACTGTTGTAGTATATTCTTCAAGTTCAAAATTATTTAGACTGTTTTGTTCTATAGTAATTCTGTAAACACCATCAGCATTTAATGTAAAATCAACATATTCTGTACTAAATTCTGTTGCTTCAATAACTACTTCATCTTCTCTATAATTAAATACTGTATATCTCTTTAAATAATCATTTTCTGAATAATCATACAATCTTCTATTACCATTACATTCCAGTAATACTACTTCATAATCTGCATGAGGAAATACACTTTCATAAACTGTTGATGATTCTAAATTATCTGCTTCTGCAAATAATAATGACAATTCATCATTTTCATCTATCAAAATCCATTCTGTGCCTGTACCAGGTTCTTCAGTTGTACTTTGTCCTGCAACATAAAAATTATTTTCATAATAAACTATTTGATTTGTAGTATATGTAATTCCTGTTTCCCACAATGGACACCAATAAGCTATTATTTCATAATTTTTTCTTGTATTAGTTATACCTATTTCCCATTCACCATTTGTATCATCTGTACCTGGATTAGATAAATCATTCGATGTTACATCTTCTTCATATGTACCATTTCCTGCATCTATCTTTACTATTAATGCAATACCATAATCACCTCTTACTGTAGGTGTAGAATACACACTTAAATCAACAACTGATATGATGTTTTCAGTTGTAGTTTGATTCGATTGAATTTCTTGTATTAGTGCCATTTTATTCTTTATTTAAATTTATTAAAGGTATGAAATTTCTTGTTAATCCTATTTTTTTGAATATTTTTTCTACTGAAGGATTAAATGTTGCATTTATCAGGTCACTATAAATAGATAATGAAGGTAAAGGATTTTTAGAGAAGATTTCTGCTACTGTAGGACCAATAGTTATATCAGAATATATCCATGCAAATTTATCATCATCATCATCAAATCCCCCTTTTATTAATGCATACAATAATACCATTAGTGACATTTGTACACTTAATTTAGCATTATTAAACTTGGTAATTTGTGATAACTCTTTATATGATTTATGCTGAACAAAAAGAGTATCAACAGTAGTCCAAAAACTTTGCCATACACCTTCTATTTCCAATAACTCTTTTGTACTAATCCAATTACCATTTTCATCTTTTATTGCTTTATATGCTACTCCTTGTGTTGTATTTCTTTTTCCTGCAAATAATCCTGCATTTTCTAATTTTGTTAATTGAAACATTCTAAATTGAGATATTAATACTCCTATTGTAGTATGTCCTAATAAATTTTTAGATTTACTGTCCATGTTGCCAATAATAAATTTATCTGCAAACCATTTTAGTGTCCCATCTACTAATGTATCGTCTAATCCTACAGGAAATACTGTATCTTCATTTGTCATTTGTCCTTGGTCTATTAATCTTTCTTTTAACGATTGCACTAAAACATGTTTACCATTGGCTTCATCTATATGACCATCTACTGAATACATACCATCTTTTGTAATATCATAATCTATTTCTCCTGTCTGTTCATTATATGTATATGCATCCCATGATTTATATTTCATTAATACAGCTGCCATAGATATTAACCTTGCTCCCATATCTGTCCCACTATTTAAAATATGTGCATATGTTGCATCCCACCAATTCCTGCTTGTTTTATTTATTAATGGATTGCTTATCATATCTCTTTCAGTCCTATTAATTAAACCAAATTTCTTTCCTAATTCTATTAATTTTTTAGTTTCCGGATTATATCCTGTTATTCCTTTTATTAACACTTCCTGTGCTTTTAGCAAATCAATTATACCCGGCAATGCTATATTACTTTTACTTGCACCTGATAAAGAAGATGCTAATCCATTAATAAACATTGATAGCTCATTATATATCAAAGATTTTACTCCTGTTGTAACAGAATATCCTAATACAAAAAATGATGATGTATGTACTAATGATTTAACAATTTTACTTATATCAGTTGTCCCTCCTACAGTAATACCTTTTTTAATAATATTACCTTTTTCATCTTTCTTCCTACCTAATATAATTGGTGTTGACTTAACAATAAGTCTTTCATCAGCATCCCTAGATAATATATTTCTTTTGTAATAATCTTTTACATATTGAATAGAATTTTTCAAATCTATATCAGTTGTATTTTCATACATTTTTAATATAGACAAAACCGAATTATAAGCAGGAATTACTCTATTTTCTATATCTATTTTTCTTTCTATACTCAAAGTTATGTGATTATATATTGTCTCTAAATTTGTTGACATCATATTATTAGCATTTTCATCCTTCAATATATAAACAGTATTATTAGGAGTTGAATTAACGTGGTCAATAATAAGTCCTGCATTATAAAACAATCTATCTTGATTTAATTGATTTAAAATATATGAACTAATATCATCTTTTATATCTGATTTTTTACGCTCCTGCTTATTTATAGTTTCATCTAATATAATAGATGTGTTTCCTGTTTGTGATAAATATCTTTGCCATGCATTACTTGCATTACCACTAAACAATAATTCATTAACACTCTTTTGCAATACTATTACATTACCTTTTATATATCCAGAAGCATATAATGCATCCATAACATTTTCTTTCGTTACTTTACTTGTGCCATCAGGATTCATATAGCGAGGTTGTTTGCTTAATGTATGTTCAAAACATTTAATATATTCATTTTCTAGTTGATTAACTAATTTCTCTGTAAATGCTAAATCCTCCTTACTGATATATCCAGTATCAACTAATTTTTTAGTTTCAGGATCATCAATAGTATAATGTAAAATAGGTAAAGTTACTTCTACAAATTTATTTGTTCCTTGTATTTGAACATTTTTCTTTTTAAACATATGTTTAAATATATCAGAACCATTTGACTTTATTAAAGATAATATTGAATATTTACTACCATTTCTTGATATAAATGATTCAAGTTCTGTCATTATTTCTTTCTTTAATTTAATAACATTTCTAACAGTAGCTTTTTCTTGTGAAAACATAATATCTCTTAACCATTGAAGATTTTCATCAGATAACATATGAGAAGATTGTAATGATTTTTGCAAAGCTGACATATCTTCAATATCATTTATTGTCCCATTAAAATTATAATCTAATTCTTTTAGTGCTAATGCAGTATCTATAAATTCTTGACTATGCAAATATTCATCTCCTTTATATTGGGATTGAAGATATGTTAATCTATTTCTTAATATCCTTTTAATATCATTTATATTTAAATTAGAATCTAACACTTTTAATTGTTCAGCCATAAACTTTTCTTTTGCTGTTGACAATTTGCCATTTGTAATTGATTCTTTAATATGTTGCTTTAATATCGTAAAATAGGATTGCTTATATTCATATTCATATACTGATTTGTTATTTAATAATGATTTTATATCTTCATTAATAATAAAATTTTGTAATATTTTATTATCGGCTACTAATTTAATTTGTCTTATTAACGAATTAATATCATAAGCCATTTTATTATTTATTTTATTATTATTTATTGACATAACACCAACATTATTAAACCTTATAGTTGGCTTATTATCTTTTAATGACATCTGCATCATCTTCATCATTGTTACACCTAACATAAATAATCTTATATCTTCATCATGATTTGATAATTTCAACCCTCTTACATCTGATTCAGAATCATTTTCTAAAATAGATAATATCTTATTGTCATTTAAATCAAAATAATTTTTTTTGATAGGTTTTGTTGTTATATCAACTATTGATACAACATATTCACCATTTTCAATTGCATGAACAATTACTAATGGATTTAAACCTTCATAAATAGGATTATAAAGATGTTTTAATGCTTCATTATTAGCTAATTCTTTATATTCAAGTGCATAAAGAAATGGCTCGTCTAATGATAGTTTATCAACTAATTCGTTAATAACTGCATTACTATATTTTTCTTTTCCAAAAATATGATTTGCTATATGAATAAATTTTTCTTCAGTTAAAACATCATCTTTTCTTGCTTCATAAATTGCTGTTACAAATGATTTGCATTTTCCTTTGAATTCTTTTTCATATTTATTTATATAAGGTATTATTTGTTCTCTAACTTTATTTATTAATTCTGATTGTGTTAATGATTCTGGAAATATAAACTTTTTACCATATTCATATTTAAACGGTTTTCCTTTTTCATGATTAGTTATCATTGAATTTATAATAATATTTGTCAATTTATTTTCTTCTATAAATATCATTGTTGATTGATCTGTACTATTATTGTTAAATTTTGGTACAAAATCTCTTAAATTATCTACATAATCTAAACTAAATTGAAAACTATCATCTTGTGCTTTTAATAATTCTATAGATAATTTATCTTCTTCAGATAATTCAGAATAATACTTTTCTATTTGTTCGTCATTGCGTATTCTTTTAAGTTCTTCTTCCGACATATAATCAGGTTTATGAAATTTTATCTTCCATAATTGATAACCTTTTTTAGTCGTAAAGCCAACAACACTAAAATTATCTCTGCCTACTTTGTATTCTCTTACAATATTATCAATATCCATTTCGGCTTGTTCTTTATGAAAATATGTCCTAGTATTTAAACTTCTATTAAGATAATTTCTTAATCTGTTTACTTTATCAAATTCATTTTTGTCTGTAAATAAATGTTCATTATAATAATAATCTAATGAATATGTAGCTGATAAATTGAATATCTTATAGCCTCCCTCTACTTCATAATACTTGTAAACATTATTAGTGTAAGATAGGTTTATTAATGCTTCTGTAAGCTCTTCTTTTGTTGCGTATATTTTATCTGTAATACTATCTGATTTACCTTTAACAAATTCTTTAAATCCTTCTATATCTTGTGATAAGAACTCATTGATAAATTCATTAAAATTATTTTTAAAATATTTCTCAAACTCTTGTTGAGAATACTTATTATTTTTATATGTAATTATACAAGCCATAGTTTTAATATTGATAACGCTTAACAGATGATATAGATATTCCTAATTGTTGTGCAGTTTTAGATATACTAACTCCACTCAATCTTAATTGCTTAATTTTTAGGATGATTTCATTCGACAGTACTTTTGCTTTTGAAATTTTATTTCTTGTTTCTTTAGAAAATTGTCTTCCTATAGAAGCAATTCTTATTTTTTCCTTAGTTTCATCAGAAGGTTTTATAATTCTGTTTGCATAGATATTATCCCAATACTCCTTATTATTTTTATGATGCTCAGATATTTTGTTTTTATGATTTTCACTTCTTTTAATTCCGTTACAGTTAGCTGCCTTTTTACATAAATTAAAATGAGGTTGTAGAGTATCTATATAATATTGCTCTCTTTCTATTATATTATCACAAATTTCAATAATTTCAATATTAATATTTTGATGTTTATTCCAAGCTCTTTGCAAATATATAGAGTGGTGCAAATTTCTTTCCAAATCAAGTAGATGTTTTGACAATCTAATTCCTATATTTTTAGCACTACCTATGTAAAATTTATTATTTATAGTAAGTTTATAAATCCCAGATTGATTTTTGTACTGTTGATATAATTCTTTTCTTAACATTTCCTATCAATTTTATTATTTACAACTAAAAACTCTTCTACTGCTGCAAAATTTTTAGACATTATATAATCTCTAAATTGCTGAATACTTCCAATTTTAGAATAGCTGCTATTTTCATAAGATACAAAGTTAGCAAAATTTTCTATATCTTGTTTAGAACCTAATATATGGATTTGTTCTGGTTTAAATACTACAATTTGATTTTCACCAGCATCATATATTCTATTATCTGATTGCTTTCCACCTTTCAACAAAAGACCATCAGCATTTTCTTTTAAACTACTACTATCGTCGTAATTATCAAACCAATCTTTTACAGTCAGGTTTTTGGGATTTTCTATATTAAGAATTACCTGTTCAGTTATACCTTTATTATTCTGTATATACTCTTGATATTTTTTAGCATCTCTTTCAATTTGTTCTTTAGTAGCTCCCATTTTTTCAAAGAAAGCTATTTCCGATTTTATTTGTTCAATGGTAGGATTTAGTCCAAATTTCTTTACAATCCCCTGTATAATTGAATCTTCAAATTCATCGTCTTTATATTTAACAGCATAAATATTGGCAGCATTCTTATCATCTGTAAAAAATATACCTAACTCTCTACTTTTTTTGTTAGTTGGATTATCTATTGATCCACGATAAACAATATATTTTACTTTACTATCAGGAAATATAGTATCAAGATATTGAGAATATAGTTGTTGTGCTTGTTGTTTTTGTTGTGGGGTTATTTGGTTGATGATAGAATCTTGTAACAACCCAATCTCAGTATTATACAAATCTTTCAATTTTTGTATATTTTCTTCTGTAGGATTACTGCGAGATTGAGATATAATGTCTATATCTTCACCACCTAAAGATATTTGTCCTCTCTCTTGTTTTTCGAGTAACTCTCTTCTTATTTCAATAGGTGTTTTTATTGTATCAATTTTAGTTTTAATTTTAACAGGAAACCCTAAAGCTTCATATATCTCATTAGCTAATTCAGGATTAGATTCAAATAATTCTTCAACTCCTTGTTTGATAGCAAATTTAGATTTCAAATTAAGATAAGGTGATTGTTCTTTTGATAACAAACTAAATGATTCATGATTTTTAGCAAATACATTTTTACTTAAATCAGATAATATATCTGTTATTCTTAATCCACTAATATTATTCCTTAATGTTTGTGATTTAAAAAACTCTTGTTTGTTTTTATCTATTAAATCATAAAATTCAGATTCAGAATATTCATTACCTTTGAAAACATATACACAACTCATATTAACATATTATTTGTAATCCTTTACTTTTTAAATCATTCTCTATATTTTCTTTAGTATACAATAATTCATTTTCTACTGTATCTCCAAACAAATATCTTAAACTATCATTTAAACTATTTTCATACATCTTAAACAATGACCATAATTCTGATACAATTTTTTTATCTTTAAATTCATATCTATTATTATTCATTAAAAAATCTCTAACATTTTCTTCTGATTGAAATCCAGCTATAGTTGCAATAACTTCACTAATTAATGATTCTAAATTTAATGAAATTCTGTTTTGTTTATATTTTTCTTTTATTGATAAAACAATGGGATTATTATTGTTTATTAATTCTATTGCATCATTTCTTAATTGACTATATTTTCTTGGATTTACTTCTTTCAAAGCCTTTTCCCACATATGGGTTAGTTCATGTATAAAATCTGTTGATAATACTCTATCTGTATTTATATAAACAACACCTTTCAAAACAAATGCTCTAGCTTTAACATCATCACCATATAATCGTTTTACTTCTTCATCATTTGTTTCTACTATAGTAACATCTTTTATTTTATTAGATATATGGTTTATTAATAATCTAACTGCATCCCTATTTAATTTAATTCCTTCAAATGTTTTTAATTCATCTAATGAGAATTGACTATTCTTTTTCAAGTTTTCAATTTTCTCTAAAATCTGCAAACTTTCATTATTTTTTCCTACCTTTTTAAATTCACAAACAGAAGTAGTTTTCCATATAACTTTTAATATATCCCCTGTTTCTGTTATTACTTCCTGTTCATTCATATATGTATAACCATTATGAAATGTATGTGAAATAATTTGACCAGGAAGCATTGTTTTTATTTTTGCTAACTCAAAACCTGAAAATATTCTTGTCAATTCTATATCAGTTATATTGCTTTGTGAATTAATATCAGTATCTATTTCTTTATTTAATAACCAAAATGCATTGTCTTTATCATATCCAAATCCTTCAAGAAATGTGAAGTATTCTCTCATATAATTATATCTTGCTCCTGTATCCTTTATTTTAATTCTTTTTACTTCATGTAATGATTCACCTGGTTCACTTAATATACTTTCATTTTGTCCATGAATAACAGAACCTTGATCAGAAAATTGAATTGCTCTTAATAATTTTTCAGATATTGTTGTAACAAAATTTTTATCTTTTAAATTCATTCTTGTTGCTTTTATGGAATCTGAAAATTCAGTTAACCAATCTATACCCATAACATGCATTATGGAGCCATTTTTAAACTTTAAATTATGTTGTATTATTTCATAATGTTGAAATAATGTTTTAAGCCATGGTGTAAACTTTGCAAATTCATCCTGATATAATTGCATATCTTGTTCATTTATTGCAGCAGAATTCCTCAATATTAACCTTTCTGAAGTATCTTGTCCTATTATTTCTAATTTTTTAATAAAACTACTATTCTTTAATAAAGATAAATCATTAGATGTTAAATCTATTTGTTTGTATTTTTTAATCATTTCTGAATAACTCATATCTTGAATATCATTTAAAAATTCTTTCATGAATTCTGGCAAACATTTAGAATATAACTTCCTTCCCTTTGAATCAGATAAATCTATATTTGATAAACCAACTATATTTTTAACTGGTTCTCCTAATATTTCATTGAATTCTAAAAATGACAAATCTACATTTTTATTTTTCAATGATTTAAAATATACATCTTTAAAGATTTCCATTATATTATTGTAGAATTTAATTCTTCGTGATTGAAAATCCCAAGTCCTTAATTCCATACTATTTAAATACACTTGTTCTATCTGTTTGAATACTTTATTATTAATATCCCAATGTTCTGTATTTGATTGTTTTTCAAACGCACATAATTTTAAACCATTTTCGATATGTGGAAACTTCTGAACTAATGCTTTTATGTTCCCTAATTTCGCTATGTCTATCTCTCTTTTAATTATCTTGTTTGTTAATTTTGTATCTCTTGGTCCATTACTATTACTTGCCCTACGACGTTCTAAATTGTCTGCTCTTAAATATTCTGTACTATGTTCTTTGAAAAATTCAATATGTTTTTCAAGTGACCAATTAAATGCATCATAGTTTTCTAAAAGACTTCCTATTGATAATTCATAATTAAATATATCCCTTTCAAATTCATAGTCATTTACTTTAATACCATTTCTTAATGATATAATATCACCAAATCTTTTAATAAATGCTCCTTCATCTAAATATTGACTTAATGTATTTAACGAGTTGATACTTTCTTGACTATTAATAATTTCATTCATCTTATTTATTTCATCTTGAATGGCTATTATTTTATCTAATAAAGAGTTATCATCTATTTCTATTGACTTCTCGATTATATTATCTATTTTATCTTCTAATGATATTTCTAATTGATTAGCTTGTTCAATATATCTTTGTCTTTCTTCTTCATCGAAATATTTTTTCTCTTTAACTTCTTTCTTATTTTTTTCTTTACTTTTTCTATATTCAGATATTTCTTTTTGTGTAACATCAATTACAGAATATAGTGTATCAAGTTCATCTATTAATTGATTTTTTTTGGTTAAAGCTTTATCAATAGATGATTGATCTAAAGACATTAATGATGCTAATGTATCTTCTATTATGTCTTTTATTTGATAATCTTTTTTCTTATTGTCTATATTTTCTCCTTTTTGTGATTTGCTAAATACTTGTTTTATTGCAGGAGAATTTAAATATGTTTTTATTTTTATATTTGACCAACCATGTAATATTAATATAGTCACTAATGATGCGTTTGTTTCATTAATGCCATATTCTCCTAATAACATTTCTTTTGCATTATCTAATGCTATCTGTAAATAATCTCCTATTCTTAATGGAATCCCATTATTGCCAGTTTCTAATAACATATTTTCGATAAATGCAAAACCAGGCAATATTTTTTTAAATTCATTTATGTCTGTTATTTGTAACATATATGAAATTGTACTTAATGATTTTGCAAATATGCTTATAGTATCTGATGCAGTAGAAGATGCATGATAGTTCTCAACAAATGTAGCAAATGTCCCACTTCTTAAATATTTATAATTATTCTTCTGCTTATCAAATTCATTTTGTTCTTCTTTACTTAATGCTTTATATTCATCTGTTTCTTTAATTTCATGTAAAGGCATATCAACAATACTTCTTAAATCATCTATATTAGAATCTATTAATATAGCTTTATGATTTTCTTTATTGTTGTATATATCATATATTGATTCCAATATATAATCTTGTAATTCTTCATATGTATTTATTTCATCTATGTCTTTTAATGTGCCATTTTCATCTCTTACTTCATTGTACGTTAAATTATTAGATATATATTTAAAATAAGCAGATAATTGGTCTATGTCAAAGTCACTATCATTCAATACAGTCAATCCTAATGGTATATATATGTTATTGCCATTATCTTGCACAAATCCTTTTATTCTTGCTTTTGCCCCATATCCTAATCTTGATGTTGGTATACGAACTAAAAACATATCTAAAGCTTTATCAAGTGCTTTATAATATTGTTTCATATATTCTATTGGATTATATGAAATATTAATTTTGTCTGCTAAATTTTCAGGTATATAAAACGCATCTTCTTCTTCATTGTAAATATATCCTTTTGCGTTAGCATATTCTATTTTTGCTCTTAATATATCAAAATCGTCAAATTCTCGTTTGCTTATAAATCTTTTTAGATTTGTTCTATCTTCGTAGATAGGATCTGATATTGACTTATTAAAATCATCTAATACTAATTGATTAGCTTCATTATTAGCTTTAACATATTTCTTATTATTTTCTTTATAATATATCTTACGTAAAAATATATTACTTCTTTCGTCTAATAATGTTTTATCTTTTAAGAATTCCTCCATTTCGGGAGTAAACTTACTATCTTTTATAAGTAATGTACCATATTTACCTGATTTATCTTTATAATGAATAGTTAAAGCATCTGTTAATGTTTCGCCTTTTTCTAATTCAAAATTTTTAAAATATGAAAAACTTACAAATACTTCTGCTTGTTTCATAGTATTATCACCTGACTGCATAGATTCTAAATCTCTTACTTTATAATCTTGATATACGCCAGAATTTACAATATCTACTAACTCTTTATTTGTAAATCTTCTTCCTAATCTATTTTCTATATCCTTAATTGTTAATGTTTCATTATCATTTTCAAACAATTTAAATCCATATCCTGATGCTTGATTTAATCTTGTTCCATACATTTTTTGTCGTAATGAACGTGATGTTAAATAATTTCTTAATAATTGAACTATTGCTGTTCTATACTGTGGTATCTGAATGCTTAATTCTTTATTATTTAATACTTCTGCTAATGAACCGGAATACTTACTTCTATTTATTGAATTTAATGATAAATTTCTAACATATTCATCGAAGTTTTTATTCATCTCTTCTTTAATTGGCTCTATTTCTTTTTCATATATTTTGCTAAAAGCTTTAAATATACGTTCAGCTATTTGACTATTTTCTTTATTATTAGAACCTATAAATGATAACAATTGATGCATCACTTGTACGTTCTTTGTTTCTTCTACATCTTGATTTGGATTTAATACTAAACCTATTTCTTTTGAATTTAATGTTCTTGTAACTAAATTCATATTCCTATTAACACCAGTAAAATCATATTGATTTATTCCTGTTTCGTAACTTTTTACTCCACTCTTATATTGAAAACCCCAAATCATGTTATTTTTTATAATACCTTTTAATCTAGGATCATTTATATTGTTTATATAGTCAAACATATAATCAGCTACTAAGTCTAAATCATTTAATTCTTTCATTTTAGAATTAAATATATCTAATAATGAAATATTATAATTTACAAATTTATTATTTGCATCTATAAAACATTCTTTATCCCATGTAAGTAATATATCTTCCATATAAAGACGATACAAATAATTGTCATTGTATGTATCACTAGTAATAACATCGTCAGCATGTTTAATAATATGTCTTTCTCCTGTAGCGTAATCTGTGTAATTAGCCATAGTTTTATACATCTGTTTTCCTGTAGGAGCATTTTCAAATCCTCCAAATGATTTAATTATAAATCTATTTGCTATTGGATTACCTACCATTTGTCCATCTGCAATTCTAACTTTTTTACCTGTAACTGGGTCATTTATATATTTCTCTTTATTTATACCTTCATCATCAACAACTATATATTTCATTTTAGAACTTACACCATTTTCAGTATCAGGAACTAATTTGTTTTTTGGAGTTACAAATGTGTGTTTCCTTTTATTCTCATCTAATTGTGATGAATACTCTTGTCTATCACCCCAAAATATAGGATTGAAATTTTGTGCATTAAGAAAATAAGCCCAATATTGTGCTTTAAAATAATCATTCACAGATTTATCTTTATTGAAGAAAGGACTTTCTTGTCCTGTTAATTTTGCAACATCTTCAGATACTATTACATTGTTATTATAATAAGCTGATATGTGTCTATTATATTCATTTTTAAATAACTGTTCTATATATTTTATTTTACTTTCTAGGTTGTCTAATGATTTCCATTTATTATATGTCCATGTATTAAATATTTTGTCGTATTCTCTTAATCCATATTCTTTACCATTTATTTCAGCTTTAACTTCTGAATTCATAGATGTTGCATATCCTAATAAGAAATATTCTTCACCAAATTTTTTTGTCATTACAAAATCTTCATTACCATGTAGATATTTCTTTGCTTCATAAATAAAGTTATTATATTTTTCTTTATTAGACTTTATGTTTTGAATAAAAGAATATAATGTTGTTTCAAACATTTTTATATTATCCTTTTCAAATAATTCAGGATTTGCTAATAATATTAATTCATCAGAAGTTAATATTCCATTTTCTGATAATTTTTTAATAAAGACTTTCCATCTATTAATTGAAACAACTCTATTTCTTTCATACCTATCAAAGATTTTATCAAGATGTTTGCTTAATACTTTGTAATTGATAATTACTTTAGATATTTTATGTTTGTCTAATACTACATTAAACAATCTTTCATTTCCTGTTCCATCAATAGTAAATACTGCTTCATATATTTTAGTTTTATCTGATATATTGTCTAATAAAACACTTAATGTTTCCACTTTATCAGAAGCGGATTTTACTAAACTCGTATAAAACAATTCATTAAATGTAATTATAGCATCATGTGTATTTGGAGATACTACAGACTTATTAGATGATATTCCAGTAAATTTATTTACTCTGTATAATCTTGTAGAAGATGATTTATCTAAATAATCATAAAGAGGTTTTCCATTAGCATCAAAATATTTAGAGTTGTCAATATCTGACATATCAATTCTTGATATTTCTTCTTCTATTATACTAGAACCATATTCTTCAAATTTGTTTAAATCATCTCTTAATTGATATTTATATTCTTTAGTATTGTCAACTCTATATATGAACATTAATTTATCATCAGGTCTATTACTTATTTCTCTATTTGCTAAAAATGTTAAAAATCTATATAGGTCTGTTGGTTTATGAATTGTTTTTACTTCGTCAAGTATTTCTGTATTTTCATTTAATATAATTTTAGACATTGGATCAACTATAGCCTTTTCTCCTAACTTAGAATAATAAGAATCTATTAAATCTTCAACATATTCTAATTCAGATAATTTATTCTTATATTCAACTATTGATATATTATTATTTTTTAAATCATTATCTAAGTCTACTTTTACTTTTGTTTCATTATAATAATATTGTAATGTTAAAAACATAGCAGATATACTTTCAGCCATAAAATTTTTAGCATCTTCTTTTTCATTCTGTGATTTATAATTAGGGACCTTTTTTAATAATTCAAATTGTATCTCTTTATTATCTTTTAGTAAATCATTAAATGTTATTAATGAAATAGATTTTTTCAAACCAAATAACGCAAGTATTTCTTTGGCATATGTTTCATTATATTTAAAATATTCATCTGTAAAAAAAGCTTTTATTCTATTATTGTCATCTTTTTTATATTCTAATATCTTTATTTCTTTACCTTTTACATTATAATAAACACCATCTTGTTTAACATTAAATTTTCTGTATTTATTATTCTTGTCTATTTTAGATATAATATGATTTCTTAAATCGCCATTTATATCAAATATATTATTCTCTATATTGTCTTTTAAGAAATTCTTAAACATTTCATCATCATTCTTTGATAATCTTATAATGTTTGCAACCTTTTTATGTAATGCATGATTATATTCCATCTCTATTTTTACTACTGATGCTTCATGCAAATTCATAAAATTGCATATTATATGAGTCATAAAATTTTCTATTGCCACTTTCCTTTCAGGTATATTTGTATTCTTTTTTAAGTTTTTTAAACTTAATGAGGAATAACCATTGACTATATCTGGAAGTCCATACATTCTTTCTAATAAAGACATTGCTGCATTAAATCGTGGTGTATTTGGTTGTAATGATATAGCATAATTATATAACACTTTTGCAAATTTATCTTCATATGAATTTCTAGAACTATTATTTAATTCTAAATTCAAACTATCTGTAATAGCGTATAAAATATATTTAATTTCTTTCGGACTACAATATGAACTATTATCCCATCCGTTATTTTTTATTGATGTAATCTTTCCATTACTAAAACCTACTGTATATGTATAATATGGAACTCCTTCCATAAACATTTTAAGATTATTAGATATTTGTCTATCTGCATTAAATTTACTTTTATCATATAACGCAACATCATCATGTTTTACTTCAAATATTTCATTTAAAATAGGATCTATAACATCATCAAATGAAACATGATATGCAAAATAGTCTTGTAATACATTGCTGTCTTTTGCTGATTTAGCCTCTGTGTATGTTAGTTCAGATAATTGTTTATTATATTCTTTAACAATTTTTACTCCTAGTAATCTAAATGATGAATAATGATTTTTTACTTTATTTATTACTTCTTCAATACTACCTACATCTTGATCCATACTTCTTCCTAAATACGAAAAACTTAAACATGTTCTTGATAATGATGTCTTTACTCTTTCTACATCATTGCCAAAATATTTAGACAAATGCGAATATTTTAATTTTTGGTTTTCATGTTTACTTCTTTTATCATTTGACACTTCATCGTCTAATATAGCATCAGAACCTTCAATATCTAAATCACCTTTGATGTTATATGCTACAGTATTACTTAATTCAAAATGTGGAGTTTTATTTACGAAACTACCACTATTAATCATTTCATATAATTCTGTTAATTTTGTAGAATGATAAAACCACTTACTTACTATATTCTCTAACCAATCAAAAAATCTTCTTATTATTCCTGTTTTAACATTCTTGTCTGTACGACCAAACTTTCTAGCCATCCATTCTTCTGCATCAGTTATATCAGTTATACCAGTTATATTATTAACTTCTTTTAATAATGTTTGTTGTTCTTCTTTTGTTAGATAATATTTAAATATAACATGGAATATTTCATGTCTTACTGTTGGTTTGTCTATTCCCATCTTTGTAAGTTCATAATATATTTTACCATTTAATACCATTCCAAATAAATCTATTCCATCATGAGTTAATTTATCTCTAGTAATAACTCTATCAACCCATTCTTCTCCTAATAATTCTTTTACAATATTTAAAGCTTCTTGTTTTGCATAACCATATTGAGCTAATGACATTCTTCTTCTATTAAAAGCCACAGTTGCAGCACGAACTCCATTTTTATTTTCTTGAAGTATATAGAAATAAGAAGGATGATGTATATCAGTTTTTTTCCCTATTGTTAATTTCTCTATATCTAAATCCGATATTTCACCAGATTTATTTTTAGACATTCTATCTAAACTTATTGAATCATACAACATAGTGGCTTCTTGTTTAGAAGCATCTATTTGCATTAATTTCTGTAATTCAGTTAAAAATATTCTTGTTGCTGTTAATTCACTTATTTTCCCTTTTCTTTTTATTTGATTATTTTCAAATTTAAAATATTTATTAAACAGTTTAATTATTTCTGCAGTACTAGTATTTTCAAATTTACTTTTATTTTGTTTTATTATTTGTATAACAGATAATGAATTGAAAATTTGTGTTGTAAATTCCTGTTTCGATAAATTTGATATTGTAGATAAATCGTCTTGTATTTTTTCAAGCAATATATCTCCATTTATCTTTTGATTATTTAAAATGACATATGGTGAACTATTTGATATATCATTTCCTATTACACTATATTGCATTATTATATTTACTATTCCTTTAATTTTTCTTGTACGAATATTGCCAAATTTTATTGCTGGATATTTCTCTTTCATTCTTGTTTTAAATTCTTCAACTCTTTCAGTTTCATAATTATTAAAGTCGAATATAGTATTGCCATCAATTATTTCTGTTTGTGCAACTTCAATGGGACCTAAATTAATAGGTCCATTTTTATGCTTTGCTTGATCATAACCATTCTTTCTTAATTCAGCTAATTTTTTATTTAATTCTTTTAAATTTGGATGTAATTCAAAACCATTATCTATTGTGCCTTGTATATTATCATCATCCCAATTTTCAATTATTTTCTTCTTACCATTTTCAGAAGGATAATCTGTTTCAACATCTTTAAGAACAGATACATATCTTAATAATTCTTGATTTGTATCAAAATTCTCGTCAACATAATTATACAATTTTGCATTTTGTGGATCGTCTTCATAAATAGCACGTAATAAATCTTCTTTTGTTCCATTATAATATATTGCTAATGCAGAATCTCTTTTTTCTGCATCTATCAATTGAACATCGTTTAAATAATGAACTTCTAATTTATCACTAAATTTTGATGATATTAGTCTATTTAATTCTCTTTTAAGTTTAAGAAATTCTTTTTCTGATATAGTTAATATTGTCTTATTACCTATATCTATGATTATTGTATAACTACTACCCCATACTACATTTATATCTTTTAAATTTGATGCTATCCTATTTGCGACTGTATATACTTCTATTTCCGGTGATTCATCATGATATTCTATATTATCTAAAAATTCATTTATTGGAACATCTTTTCCATTATTTAATCTAATAATAATATCTTTTTTGGTATTTATTGAAAATGCAATAATTTCCACTTCTTTACCTTCAAACAAATATGTATCATTTTTAATTAATCTATAATCTTTAGATTTATAGTTGTGTGTTAAATCATTTATATTTAAATCGCTTAAAGTATTATCTGTTAAAGATGGCAGATTTTCCTTTTTGGGTTTTAATGATTCTTTATATTTATCATAATCATCTTTTGTAGCTGTTCCATCTATATATATTTTAGGAATTGTTATTTCATCTTTATTTTCTAAAATTATTGTACCGTCTTCAGATATTTCTGTTATTAAACCTACTTTCCCATTATTATATTTAACATATTGTCCTACGCTATATTCTGATTTTCCGGATGTGGTTGTTTTTTCATATATTATCTTTTTTAGTAATATATTTTCATCTTCTAATACAGCTATACGACTTTTTTCTTTTTCTTCTTCGCTTCTTAATTTTTCCTTATCTATGTCATCTATCCACCATTTAGGCTTATCTACAAGATTATATTTATTCATTCCAGGTAATGTTAAACTACCAAATGATTGTAATCTTCCAAAAGCAGTATAGAATAATGCTTTTATTGAAGCAGGGTATAATTCATATTTTTCAGGATTGTTTTTTAATTCTAAAAAATCTAATGCTAAAAATATGTTACTCTTTCTTAATCCTTGTATCGAAGGTATTTGATTGTTTATCTTTTCTTGTTGCAAAACAAATATTCTCCCTGGATAATCGCTTAATTTTACTTTGTCCTTATATTGGGCATATTGTTTTTCATTTATAAATACTAATACACCATCTTTGCTATTAATAAATTCATTAATAACCTTTTCAATAGCTGTATTACTTGTATCACCTTCTACATATTTTACTCCTCTTTGTCCATCATGATACATATTTGGCATTACTTCTTTACCATAACCCATATATGATATTGTCCATGTCTCAACCCATTGTTCTATTAATATATTTATAATAGGGTCGCTATTTGAAAATACTTTTGTTAATGGTATAGTTCGTAATCCTGTTCTTTCTCCATATCTTATTGAATCATTTTGCGTAATATCGAACATCTGTGATGTGTCTCCTACTAATATCAATCGTCCTTTGTAGTCTTTTAACGCTTCTTTTATTTCCATTAATTCATCTAATGACAATATTGATGATTCATCAAATATTATTATATCATTACTTGTTAATGATGATGGGTCATTTCTTATTGCATCTAAGAAAGCTTCTTTTGTTTTTAGAGTTTTTTCATCTTTAAACATATCAAAATATTTAGATAATGAATTCCCTGTATTATCTAATACTTCATTTGATAATCCGGCTAATAATATCTTCATCTTGCTATCAGTATTGTTTTTTTGTTTATATAGCTTATTATATATTAAAGCATTAACCAATATTTGAACTGACTTTCCGGTACCAAATTTTCCTCTTAAGTTTAAAGTATTTTTAATATGAATATTAATATTTTTTGTAGATTTATCTTTATTGTATTTATGATAAAATGTTTTTTCTGCTGCAGTTGCTTTCTTATCGAAATTTTCTTTTTCTAATTCTAAAGCAATTTCTAATGGTGAACTATTAGTATTTAAAAAAGAAACTATTGTATTTTCACTTTCTTTTTGTTCTTCTGTAGATGGTGTTATGTTATTATCAAATACCTCACTTCTTATTATATTTATTTCATTAACACTAACCCCTTTTAATTGACACAAATAATTTATTACATATACATATACATTTCCTTTAGCAATATTTTGTAACTTTTGATTTGATATATTATTATAACCTAATTCAAAGAGATTATATAAAAGATTAATCCCATTATTATCTTGGTCTTTTGCATATAAATAACCTTCTCCTATTTTTAATGAATTATTTTTATTAAAGTATGTCCTTTTTAAATATTCTTTAATAACATCATCGGATAATATTGTTGAATGTTCTATTAGATAATCTTGAATCTGATTTAAAATAATTTCATTGTTTAATATTTCTGTCTTTTGTGATTCCGGACAAGCTATATCTTCTTCAGGTATTTGCTTAGTTGGTTTTAATTGTTTCAATAATGCAACTAATTCAGGATGTTTATCTGAGCCGTCCGCTATATATTTTTTAAATAAATTTTGTAATATTAATATTTTAGCATTTTGATGTATGTTTTTGACTTTAAAATTAAATTCTGTTGTTGTAATTCCTAATGATTTTAATTTATTTTCTAATAAGGCTAAATTTTCTTTATTTCTATCTAATATTCCATCTATTTTATTTAACAGTTCATCAGATAATGCTACTTCTTTGCTAGATGTATGTTTCTCTAATATTTCGGTATTTTTATTTAATGCTCTTTTTACATCAGTATATACAGAATATGATTCTAACTGTTCTTTATATTTATTTAATAAATCTTGTAATTCTTTTTTGTCTGGTACTTCTTTAGTTATTGCTACATTAATATCATTTTCTAATTGACTGAATAATAATTCAAAATATTCTAATAATCTAGTTTCTTTTGATTTTTCATTTTGTTTTGCTTCTAATGCATTTAAATAAGTGCTTTGCACTTTTTCAATATCTTCTAAATTATTTTGTAAATCTATTTTCTTTTCATAATTTTCTGCATCAGTAGGATCAACATATAATTCATCATTAATTTTATTTAATTTGTTTTTTATAATTCCTAACTGTTCTTTTATTTTATCACTAATCAAATCTATTTCATTAATATCTGACATCTTTGTAATAGATAATAGTTTATCTTTTATCTCAGCAACATCATTTTCATTTGTATTTTCGTCAGGTATAGATGCTATAATTCCGTTTAATGCATTTTCTATATTATTAGAGTATTTGTTTCTTTTTTCTTTTTCATAATTGCTTATATTTTCTATTTGAATGGCTATTTCTTTTTCTAATAATTTTGTAAGAAAATAATTATCTTTCATCGAAAGTGTCTGAAAATTTACAGCTATTTCTGCATAATAATCTTTTTTATTATCTTTAGTTTTAGTTTTACCTTCTTTTTTCCATCGTTCATCAACTACTGATTTAGCTAAATTATATGCTATATAATTACCTTTTATTCTATCATTAACATACTCGGGATTTTCTGTGCCTTCTTCTATAGATGTAAATTTCTTTATTATATCTTTAAGTCCGTCTTGATGAACTACTTTATCAGTACCTTCATATTTATAATCGAGACCATTAATTTCTTCTTCTAATTTATTTTTTTGTTCTAATAATTTTTTGTGTTTATCAGAATCTTTTTCTTCTCCCAATAAATTATTTATTTGTAGCAATTCTTTTTCTTTATCTTTAATAAGCTTCATTGCTTTTAAATATTCAGAGCCAAAATCTACATTAGATGATACAATATTAAATAAAGCTGTATTTCCTTTACTTTCTTCATATATATCATACAAAGCATCTATAGTTGTCTTTAAATCATAATACAGTTTATCGTTTAATGTTTCTACTCTGTTTGCATTTCTTCCCTTTTTTCCTGGAATATTAAAAGGAATATCAAAAGATTTATCTTCATCTTTAACAATAGTTGAACCATCAGGATTTAATTTGCTTAATTCTTCATTACCTTCTTGGTATTTATTATATAAAAAAGTCATAAGGTATTCTTTATTAGCTCCTTTATTTTCAATTATGAATTTCCTTATATCTTTTTCTAAATTATTGTTGCTATTTCTCCATATTGCACCACCAATCATACCTCCTAATCCTCCTAATACCCATGATGACATCATTCTATTTGAGAATTCTCCATATTTGTGATTATACAATCCTTTGCCATATTCAGCTTTTGGATCAGAATTAGATTTTATAGCATTAAATATTGATTCTTCTACCCAATATCCGAATTCTTCTGTCGTTTCTTGAGTTGATTCTTTCGTAAATCCACTTGTTATCCCATAAACATAAGGATGTTTTTCAGCCATTACTTTTTGCCATTGAGTATCACCTTTGAGAGTTTTAACAAATCCTTTCATAAAACTTGTTGAATTTTCAAAGGTGCCTAAATTACCATCATAATTTTTTAATGATTTATTTAAGAGATTTTCAACAACTTCTTTTGCATCAGATGTTAATCCTTTTGTAAACAAATCAGCATCAATTAATCTTTCTGAAATCGCAACCATAGGAAATGCAAACAATGTCATTAATGCAGATTCTCCATCAGTTAAGCCATTTTGTTTCGCTGATTGAAATGTCGGTCCCATCATTAACCATCCACCTATTCCTGATGCAGTCCATTTTAATGCATTCTCTGACATGCCTAACCCTTTAGTAAATAATTTGGCTGCTGTTTGAACTCCAGCAGTCATTTCACGCTGTACAATAAGTGATGCTAATACATTAGCAACACCAGCACCAAAAGCTATAGGATTATCATTCCATTCCGAATCTTCATATTGTTCAGATTTTTGAGGTCTTAATTTGTTTATAAATGCTAAATCTAAGTCTGCGTTTCTACTAAAACTACTATCAATACCTAATTTTTCTAATCCTACACCTATCAATTTATTTACAGTAAAATACATTTGAGGTATTGCTGTTATTAAAGAATAATTAAATTCATCTAATATATCAGAAACACTTTGGTCGTATTTTGTATTATTAACAAATGTTCCAGTTAATCCTTTAATTGAATATCTATCATCTAATTGTAGGGAAGTACCAGGTTCTACTATAACTTTACCAAATTCTTGTGTTTCTTTATCATATACCACATATACATCATTATTTAAAGTTAATGCTGTTTTTGGCATATTTTTGTCTTCTAACAGATATTTCGGATTCAAAGGGTCTCTCATATCTATCATAGGATTAAGCGAAGACAACTCGTCATCTGTTAACGAACTATGAAATTCCCCTGTTCTTGAATCAATAAAATCTCTATATTTAGGCATTTCAGTTATAGAAGCTCTTTGTCTTCCATAAAATGAATAGCCGAATCCTTCTCCTAACTTTTCACTTCCTGTCGGAACAATATCTGTAATTGCATTTGGTTTAGTTACAGATAAATAATCTTTTAATTGTAATGAAATTTCATATATTTCATTAAATTCTTTATCATCTTTAAATCTATCATATAATTCTTTATTTTCTTTGTAATTTTCAGGTTTATTAATAATAGGTTCATAGTCTTTACTCCATGATTCTACAATTTCCTTTGGTTGTAATCCTGATGTTGCTAATACTTTAAATATATCAATTTCCTTTTTAGGATTTTCTGTATTTTGATTTTGCTCTGTATTTTCTGTTCCATTACTCATATCTAGTATGTTTTAACAATATTTTAATTACTTCCTGTAGATTCAATAAGTGATTGATTATCTTCTATATTTTTATCATTAGTTCCATTCCATGAACTATACATTCTATCAGCAAATTTACCTAATTCAGAAGATAAATTAGAAGGTCCTGCTTCTGTATTAAAATTCTCTAATTCATTAATAGGTATATATCCTTCAAAAAAATACGTCTTATCAATATCAAATAAATCACTGCCTATTTGCGTTTTATCATCTATTAATGTAGTTTCAGTTATATCTGATGCATCAACATCACTTAAAATATCTCCTGGTCCTGCAAATCCTAGTTTTAAATATGCCTCACTTTTCCTGAACGACTCTTTATCCGATAAAGAAGGTAAATCATCAGTGGTGAATTTTGTAGAAATATACTTTGGCTCATTTTGATATTTTGCTCCAACAGCATATGTGGCATTTTTCCATTGAGTATATTGTTTAGGAGATAACACATCAATTACTTTGTCGTTTTCTATAACTTCATAACATGATATATTACCATCTTCATCAAAATAATCATTATCTGTTATTTGATGTCTTGCTATTTGCTGTTTATATGAATCATAATTCTTATCAGTTTCACCTATTTTAGTTTCTTTAACTATGCTCTGACTTAGATTTATCAAATTATTATCTGTGTTATTTATATCATAAGAGTATATATCTTGTCTTTGAAGAAAATTTTCTATATAAGGCTCATCAATTGCATAAATTACTTTCATAACAGGCGAAAGTTTTACCTCGCCATTAGCATCTTTTTCTAATTGTTTGTTTTGATCATATTTAGGCATTAATAATATTTTATTTTTTACTGAATATAATCTTATTTTGTCATTTATGTCGCTTATATCAACATATGTTCCTGAAGGTGTGTATATGTAATTAGAACCAAAATCTCTTAATTTATTATCCTGAGTTACACCATCTTTTTCTATTTTATAACCCCAAACATTATTTAATTTTTCAACTTGTTCTATAGGTACATCTAACTCTGCTGTTGTGACTACATTTTTCTTTATGAAATTTCCGTTTGCATCATATACATTTATACTTTGATTACTAGTATTACCTAATTTTTTTATTACTTTAGGATTATTATATAAAAGTAGATTAGTAGTTGGAGATTTTAATAAATCATTTCCTTCTCCAATAACAAAATCTTTTCTTTTTGATATAATATCAATTATCTCATCTGAATTAGTCTCTTTAAATTCAGTTTCCATATTTCTTATGTATTCATAAGCTACATCTTTCATTAAATCTTTAAAATCTAAAGCATCTTTATTCTTTGATTTATCAAATTTATTGTCTTGTATTTTTTCAATTATTTTCCAATTAGTTAATATATTTTCTAACTTATATCCTTTTTTATTTGCGAATGCTGGTATCGATTTATCAACAGTAGTTTTATCATTTTTATATTCATTGTATTCCTTTCCAATTTCTTCCGATACAAATCTTGATATATAATCAGCACCATTCCCACCCATAACAGCTGATAATGTATATTGAGCTAGATCTTTTAATTCACCGCCTGTAATGTTTTTAAACAATGATTCTTTTACCGCCTCAACTTGGTTTTCATTACTACCAAACGCATCTTTCATGGTTGCATATATTAACAAATCGTTTGTTATATTATTTGATATTGAACCATCTTGGTTTACTACAAAATCTTTAAAATACGTTTTGCCATTTTGGTCAACATCAAAATATGATTTATATTCATTATTATGCGAAGCAGCTTCTTTTAATTTGTTTTGTACAAATGTATTAAAGGCTCCGTCTGTATTATAATTCTCAGGAGATGTAGATTCTTGGTATTTAATATTATATAACCCTGTATTTACATCTTCCATTATAATAGGTCTTACATTTCCATATTCTGATTGTTGCTCATAATTTGTTTTAACGCCAGAACCAGGTGTCATATCAGGAACTATTAAAGTGCCATACGATGTCGTTGCAAAATTTTGGCCTGTTCCATATTCTCCTATCTTAGCTTTTTGGTCATAATGAGCGTTTTGTCTTGACAATAAATCATTTTTTGCTGATTTTAAAGTTATTAAGTTTTTTTTTGCTACCTGCAATTGCATTAAAATAGATTTATTCCCTTTCTCTGATTCTTTTTCTATATAATCATCAACACTTCCATAAGCTTCATTTATAAATTTATTAGACAAACTACCTATTTTGTTTTGTTCATATTCAATTAATTGATTTATATCATTAGCTTCCTGCGTTAATCCTTCGAGTAATTGATCTTCTTTTTTTGGTGTTAGGGGTTTTCTAGTTTTACTAGAATTCATAAATGCAGTTATAGGAATATCTCCAAAACTAAATTTTTGTCTTGGTTCCGGCTGAACAATTATGTTAAGTGGTTGTCCACCTCTATTTAATCCAAAAGCCATTATGTTTAACTATTTATTTATGTAATTATCTTTATTTTATTCGTATAAATCAGGAAATTTTGCTCTTAAATAATTTTCTGCTTCAATTAATGATGTAACACTATTATTGTTTTCATCAAGAAATTTCTTAATTTTTGCATACTCATAATTTTGTCTATTTACATCAGTGATATTATTGTATATTCTGTCTTGCAATGCACCTATTAACTGTCCTGATATTTGATTCTCTTGTGCTTGTTTTTGTACATTTAAATTAAATGTTTGAGCATCTGCTTGACTTTGCATATTTCTATATTGATCAAATCTTTGAGCATCACTTGAAATTCTTTGTAATTCATTAGATGCTATTTGAGCAGTTCCTTTATTTATTGCTTCATTACTCTGTGCTAATACACCTCCTACTGCATCTGTTAATCCTTGTGATTCTATAAATCTCATCATTTTCGCTTCTCCTGATGATATATCTCTATTTAACTCTGCCTTCATCATATCTCTTGAAGAAGGTGTAGGTGTAAATGATAATGTTGGTCCTTTATATGGCACTGATGTTCCTCTACTTAATTCTCTTATAAGATTATAAATATCACTTCCTAATCTTCCTGTTTCTACTGATAACTGTGTGTTTTTAATATTTTCAAGTTGTGTATTTAATGTAGGTTCCTCTTTTAATTCTGCATCTGCACTATCAAAAATTTTTCTAGATATATCACTTTCTGAATTAGAATTACCATCTTTCTTTTCATCTATAAATTTATTCTCCTTACTTCCTTGCTCTTCTCTATATTCTTGCTCTGTATTTTTGCTATTCTCTACTATTGAATTAGTATTTATATTATTAACTAACTTTGGTGGTGCTTCATTTATACCAATATTTGCATTTGGATTAAATATTGAATTGGTTTGCATACTTTTTAAAGGAGTATCACTTGGAGGAAAATATTTATTATATAATTCTTTTGTTAATACTTTATCGCCAACTTTTGCTTGATTAAGTATTTCATCTATTCTTTTATAATCATTAGAATAAACATTTTTTAATCTTTCATATAATGCATTATATTCTTCCTGTGTTAATATTGATTCATTTGGTGTTGGCATATCTTTATATTTTATTTATTTTAATACTATTCTATTATTGTTTTTATATATAACAGATTCATTACCTTCTAATTTTACAGTTGCAGGTTTTTTTAATACAGTTTTAAAATCATTTTGTGATGTTAATGAAGATGTTAATGAATTAGCTACTTGTAATCCTTCTGTTCCTAATGTTGTTACAGTATTCATTGTATTAGCTAATGAATTATTCCCATCAGTTATAGATTTTTTAAAACTATAGTCTTTTTCTACATCACCTAATCTATATCCTGCATAAGGATCACCTTTTGTCATTGATAATGTAAATTTGTTTTTAGGTTTATCATCTCTTATAAATACACCAATAGTATTTCCAACAGTTTGTCCTATTTGTGATCCTATTGCTGCACCTGGCAATCCACCAAATACAGCTCCAACTCCTGCTCCTATAGATGTTGCACCTAATGTTATTCCTGCTTCTATATTTTGACTAGACATAATTAAAAATTACTTATTTCAAAATTAGTAATAATATTTTTAATAAACACTTCATCCGTTCCTAAATAATTAATATTTATTTTCAACCATTCTCCTCTCATTTTACTTTCTTCCATAAATTCATATCCTTCTATATAAAATTCATTATCAGGATTAGTTTGTGCTTGAATAGGGAATTTCCATTTTCCTTCATTGTATTCCGGAGCCAACCAAAATCTAATATCATTAACATCAAAGTTATCATGTAATCCTTCTTGTTTTAATGTATAATATCTTATTTCAGAAAATCCTGTTTCAGATGCTTCTATTTCTAATGAATCAAATCTCTTTGAATACATAGATAATGATGGTCCTCCATTTACTATTACAGAAATATCAAAATTTCCTAATATATTATAAAATGTTTGTCTTTCTCCTACATCATGTAAATAAAACATATTAGAATTATAATAATTACCTACATAATAAAGGGAATATAAGTCATTATTAATATTACCATATAAAGGGGTATAAAATGAATATTTTGTTGTAAATGAATCTATTAATTCATTAAATGCTAATGTTTCATTATAATCTTCATACATAATGCTAAATAGTACTTCATTATATTTTCTATCATATCCTAATGATAATCCTTTATTTCTATAAGGAGTATCTTGTATTTTTTGAGTTATATCTGTTAGTTCTTTAATGCTTTCTAAAATAGCATATACTTCAGTAGATAACATATTTTTCAATGTTTCATCCTGTTGCCTCATATTTAAACTGATTCTTACTATTGCTCGTCTATTCCAATCTAATGAATATAATCCATTTAGACCCTTTACAATACCTCTTTGATGTTGGCAACCATATTCTGACAAAGAACTTACTTGTTGTTCTAATCCAGTTGATGTTCCAACTTTTAATTCATATTCATTAGTAGGTATTTGTAATTGTCTTTGATCTGTATAATGAAGATTTATTTGTCTTTCTTGATATGATATTAATTTGCCAGATAAATTATCTATTTTTACAATATCTCCAAATATTTTATTATAATCTTTATATTGCATTATATCAATTTTTCTGAAAGAATCAACAAAAGCAGTTGATACATCTACATCAGAATATCTTATTCTTGTATTATAATGTATTTCGTGATAATCAATATCTTTATTATAAGCAGAATATTGTTTAAATGTAGATGTAATACTATTACCGAAATTTACTAACAAACTTTCTGTTTTATCAGCAGTATCAGGATTATAAACAGCAAATGATTTTAAACCATCTTCTTTACATTTAGGAAAAAATGTTCTATCTTTTTGAGAATATCTAAATGATGTATTAATAGCATTTTCTGATATTATTTCTATTACTAATCCATGTCCATCACAAATTAATGGTTGATCATCATTACTTTCTCTACAATCTTTCTCTGCACCATTAATAATTGTCAATTCATTTCTTGTTGCTTTTAAGAATGTCTTTCCTCTAAATGACATTTGTTTAATATATGTAGATTGAAGATAACAATCACCTTTAAAAATAAGCTTGGTTGATGTATTTTCAAAAGCTGTAGTAGAAGATGGTATGTAATTAATTAATTCTGATATTTTATAATATTTTGTATTTTTCAAATCAAAATAATTAACTAATTGTGATGAAGATATAGTTGCAGGATTAATCTTATATAAACTGCATAAAGATAAATTTATTCCTTCTTTATGTTCATTTAATGTCAATCCAATATATTTACTTGTACTCATACTTCTATTAGATGCTCCTTCTAATCTATCTTCTGAAAGAGTAGAATTTACTTTAAACCAATACCACATACAAGAACTTGTACTTGAAGGATCATTAGTATTTATATCATCATATCCTAAATCTGTATATTCTGATACAAACCCATCTAATGCTTTCTCAGGTAAAGAATATTTTTCTATTATAGAATATTTTATATTATCAATATATTCATGTTCTTTAGCATTAAATTTATGTATATCTGATTTATACCACATAGGATATACATCATAACCATATTTATCTAAATCTGTTTCTAAATCTATTGGATTAATCCAATCATCATTATCTTTTGCAGGATTATAATTTTCTATATAATCTAAATGATAATGACTGCTTAAATAATTATTATCAGGACAGAATGACATAGGATCAAATATATTGTCTGTAGAAAATAAACCATATTTTTTTTCTACATAAAAACATCTTGACATATAATTCCTATTTACTTTTCTTCCGTCATCAGCTTTTAAATGCACCATTGTATTAGGTAAATATCCTTTATAAATAGGCATTACTAATTCATCATCATTATATATTATTTCATTATATAATGTTCCATTAACTATATCTTTTTTACCACCTGGTTGTAGATTTTCTAATTTCCCTCTACATGCTCCAAAATATGAACTTTCAGCCTGATCTTCTGTAAACTTACATCTCGCTTGACCATACCATCCAGAATATATAGAATCATCCCAATATATTTTAGTAAATTCACTCACAGATGTGTTAGTATCAGTAGAATCTAATGTATCTTCTGTATCAGTATTTAAATCATATAAAAATTCCGATTGGCCATATTGTAATATTCCAAATGTTTTTGGTTCATCGCCAACATCTTTAGCAGGAAAATAAAAATCATCAGAAAAATAATATGAACTTTCAGGCTTACATATAAATAAATTTTTACATTCTTCATATTGTTCCATAATACCATCATAATGTATTGTTGAATCATCAGTATTATCTAAAAATCTATATCCTCTACAACCATACATTAATAATCCTTGATATGTCATATTCTTAAATCTATCACCTCTTACATAATAATAGCCTATAATATTTTCATCAAAGAACTTTTTTACATCTACATTACTTAAAACATAATTATTAGCTATTGTATTATTAAATTTTAATGATAAAATATTTAACTTTTTATTTTTTGTATAATTTGTATCATATAATTTCTCTTTATATATAGAAGGGAATCTTATTATACCTTCTTCTACTTCTGTATTTGTATTATAATAATCATATCCTGATGTTTGATATACTTCTGAATGTAATCCACCTTTAAATACATACACTATTCCTACAGGATATATCTCAGACCTAAAATAACCTACCTTATTTAACATTGAATCAACACTCCTATAACCATTCAATGTAGTTAATTTAGTTGATACATCATAGTTAGGAATGATTAATTTAGCATATTCTATAAGATAATCATTATATGTATTTATTTTGTAAAAATTTGCACCAAAATATTTCCTATTTAAAATAGTATGAGTTTTCCATGTTAATTCTTTATTTTCAGAATTTATTATTTCTGTATCTGAAATATTTAACATAGTTTCATGACCAGTTATTATAATATCTAATGTATCATCTTCTATTTTAAATAGTTTATCTACTAATTTACTTTCATGTAAAACTACAGTACTTTCTCCACTATAATATCTTACAATAGCAAATTCAATAAACTTATATCTTCTATCTATATTATATAATGTAAAATGAATTCTTTTATCACTATTATTTGATATTGTTGTTCCCAACTGTATTACTTCTTCTCCATGTATTCCCTCTATAGATGTTATGTCTCCTTCATCACCATTATAAATAGGTATTGGACCTATTTCAGTTATAAATGATGTTCTATTAAAATTATCATTAATATATCTACAAAATAGAAATATATTACCACCTTTTAAACTACCACCTTTTTCTAATCTAATATTAGATATTCCATTATCATATATTGTAGGAATATTATTTACTAAAGGAATATGACTAACTATATTAGGAAAATATTCTTTATCATAATATTTTTCTGTTAATTGTCCTTTCTGATTAAATCCGCTATTTACAACTGAATTATACGTTAATTTACCATTAAGTTCAAATCCTGTTATATAAAGATTTACAGAATTATCATATTCTTCATAAGTTAATAATTCGGGAGGATAATTAATGTTTAATGTATATCTATCTGTACCTACTCTGAATACTTCTCTTGTTGGTGTTATTAATGTTATATCATCATAATAATTTACAAAAGGTTTATATTTCTGTTCAAATCCTTGTATTGATGTATTAATAGATAATGATACATCATCTTCAGGAATTTCACCATATGTTACTGTTATACATGCAGGAGAAGGGAATGAACCAAATTCCACTTTTCTTAATTGTTCTGATAATGATATTATATACAAAACACCATTATATTCTTTACATGCTATTGCAACGAAACTTTCTGATAATGTTATTCCAATATTTTTATCAGGTTCATAAGCATTACCAACAACATTAGTAATAATTAATCCTTGACCTTCTTTATTCATTATTCGGGCATTTAATGTAGGGAAATCCCACATATCATTTCCTCTTTTAGAGTAATCTAAATCAGTAACAATACCTTTATGAAAAACATTTATATTCTGCATTATCTTATTTCATTTAAATGATATAAAGGAATTTTATTCATATTAGGTATCATATTTAATACTACATTCATAAATCTTCTCATATCATCATTAGATTCATGCCTAACACCATTATTAGCTGCTTCGCATTGTATTGTTTTCTGTTGATCTAAATATTGCCATTGTTGACCATTAATCTTTCCGGTTAAATAATCTTCAAAATATAATTTACAAGCACAATATGCTTCACAAGCTAATTCATGTCCTTTCATTATCAAAGGATACCCTGTTTTACTATCTACAGCAATACCATAATAATTTATATATACTACATTTTGACCTAATTCATCTGTTTCAAAGACAGCATCGGATGAAAATATAATATGACTTCCATCATTATAATAATTAGTAATTCTATTATCATTACTATCATAAACATCTAATAATCTATATACATTACATGGTAATAATGCTTTATAATTATTTACAATTAATTTAATCCTATTATAATCATACATAGAAATAGGATTACCTATTACTTCTATAACACATTCAGAACACCATTGTACGATTTCATCTATATTAAATGATTTATTTTTATGCATCATAGATAATCTCGCCATAATGTTTTCTGCTGTTACATATTTATTATTTATTCCCATGTCATCCCTATTTTTTTCAATCCTTTAATAATATTAATAAAATCTTTATTAAACAATGTACTTATATATGATAATCTTCTTGCTTCAATATCTTTATATTTCATTCTTACAAAAATAGTATATATCCTCCCATAAAACATATGAAATCTCTTTATGAAATATATAGGATTTTTCATTAATTTTATTTTTAAATACATAGGAGGATTTGAACATATTTTTACTTCTTCTTTATTTAATAAAATTTCTTCTCTTATCTTTAAAAAATATAATTCCAATACTTTTTTTGCTAATGCTCTTGTTTCTTCAGGTTTATTCTTTAAGCCTCGTTTCCTTGCTATTGTTTTCCAACTTATACTTTTGGATAACTCTTTATATGTTTTTTTCCCTGTTAATTCATCATCGCTTATTAAATCAAATATCTTCTTAGAACAACTACTTTCTGTAAAAAGCTTTTGTTCTTTGGTTTTGTATGGTTTTAAGCAAATCTTCATACTCTCTACTTATTTCCTCTTTATATGTATTATTTATTGTTCTACCTAAAAATTCTTTATTTAGTATATCGGTATTTTTTATATCTTCCCAACTTTCTTTTCTATGTTCATAATATTTCTTATCTAAAATAGAATCTTCCGGTATATAACCACTATATTCACAGCAAACACCTTTTGGTATAAGATATTCTTCATCTTCAATAATAACTTTATAATGTAAAAGATTTTTACCTATTAATGATGAATCAAAATTTGTGTCAGTAATAACTTTCTTTTCTGTAGATACATAATCATATTGTGATTGTATATGAAATAATTTTATAGTTCCATTACTTCCTTCAATCATTTCTGTACTTTGCATCGTTATTGTGGACATTATTGTCTATTTTATTGTTTCTAACCCATCTCTTGAATCATTCAATTCATCTTTTGGAATCTTTGGATATGTAGTTAAAATATCTTGTTTTACTAATAATTCTAATTTATAAACATCGGGACTAGGATATTGATTTTCATCATCCCAATTACAAGCAGTTGTTGGATCATTTAATATACCTACTAAACACAAATATTTTATTCCTGTTGTTGGTAAATTCTTGTAATATATTTTATCATTTAATACAGTATAAATAGGTCGTGTAGCATAAGATAAAGCATTCCCTATTTCAAATCCTGTATATGAAACCCTTCTAAATGATGTTGACATATCAGATAACCCTAAATATGAAATATTCTTATTACCTATTTTTGTATTTAATCTAGGTATTTCGGAATAAAATATTACATCTCCTGATGGTATTCCTTCGCATTCTGTTCTTTCACAAAGTACCTCAATACAACATAATTTTTGCATATATGATTCTAAACTTTTTCCTTGTTTAAAATCTTCATCTATTAATTTAGCATTAATATCATTTATTTTCTTTACAATCCATTCTAAAGGTATTTCATTATCATCTGTTATATGATACCCCTTTATAGATTCTAAAATCGAATATGCTATTTCTTTTAATGTTGCCATTAATTAGATACTTTATTAATAGTTAATATTATTGAAGGACATAATGGTCTATCAGGTCCAATTTGTGCAGCTGTTGATTCTAAACTCAGACTTGTATCATCTGACCAACATTGTAATTGTATTGTTTGTCCTGCTGTTAATACTTCTACATATGTAACTGTTATAACTCTTTGTTGGTTAGTTCCAACAAATTTAGTTATAGTATTAGATGCAGTTACAGCAGAACCATTAATTAATAACCATATATCTAATAATTTGTTTGGTGCGGATGATTGTGCTATTACACTATACGTTATAAGATATGCTCCTGCATCTGTTACTACAAATGTTGAATCAGTTGCTTTTGTAATACCTGATGAATAAAATTGGTTATTACATGTAATAGGAAATGTTTTAGACGCATTATTTATTGCTTGATCTATATCAGAATACCATGAACCATACGGAAAAGGTATATTTGAATTAGTTGTAGCATTTAATGAACCAGTAAAATAATTAGCTGTTGTTGATGTATTTCCTATAGTTACTGTATTTGTTCCATGTCCTGTTACTCCATCACCTCCTATAACAACTTCATTTTCTGTTGAATCTGCTCCTGCTCTTGAACCTTTGCCTATATACACACAATTAGTTGCATGAGATAATAAATCAGTTCCTGTTTCTAATTCTCCTGCCTGAGAACCTATTGCAATATTTCCACCACCATTTATATTATTTATTAATGATTGATAACCTAATGTAGTATTATAATTTCCTTCTTCTGCATAATGCATTGCATACCATCCTATTCCAACATTTTTAACTCCTGTAGTTATACTATCTCCTGAATGAATACCAACAAAAATATTTTGTCCATTAAAATAATTAATAGGCATATATCCTATTAATGAATCATGTATTCTTTCTTTAATAGTATCTTCTACTACCGAAGATAAGTAATAGTCCGCAAGAGTGTCATTGATTTTAGTTGCTAAGTAATAATCTGTTAATGTATCATTTATTTCTATTTTTGTATAATAACTACCTAATGCATCAATAACATAATCATCATCAATTAAAGAATCTCCATAAACATATATAACATTCTCGCTGGATATTAATATTGTATCTATTGATACTTTATTTGCTCCTAATACATCTATAGTTAAACTATCCATAAATCCATTATCTACAACTATATTTTCTCTTACTAAATATGTTGTATCTGAACTATGAGTAATATAATTATTAATTGAATCTAATATAGTATTATCTACATATTCATTATCTACTAATGTATCTCCTAATACTTTTATTACATTAATAGAATTTATATTTATAGTATCAGTATTTATCTTATTACTTATAATAACATTTATATCTGCACTATCCGCTTCTATTTTTTTGTCTGTAACTATTTTTGTTCCAACAATAGTCCAATAAGAACTATCTTGTATTGTTGTATCTAGAAATCCTCTTAGATATGCAGGATTAATTAATGTGTCTGAACATATCTTTGTAACAGTATCATTACCTAATACAAATTTCCCTGTTCCTGTAACAGTTAAATTATTTGTAAATCTATTTGTACCAGGATAGTATTTCACTTGACCATAGGATAACATAGATATAAACAATAACAATATGAATATTAATTTTTTCATAAACTTAAATTTTTAATGTCAATAATTTCAAAACTACAAGACTTTGTATCATCTGATAATGTAATAGATAATTTTATTTTTCCTGAATTATATAAAGCAGAAAAAGAAATTGCATCATAATCAACATCTTCTTCTGTTCCAAACAAAGTTCTAACTAATTCACTAACAACAACAGTTGATGTATCTGTTTTTACAACTTCTATCTCTCCTGTAGCTATACCATCACCTCTTTCAAGATAATATCTTAAATATACCATTTTAGAAGGTATTGTTGTTAATACCATTAATGATGTAGTATCTCCTAATGAAATATCTAATGTCTTAGTATAACTCTCTAATACGTGCTTATTAAGATTATTATCTATCTTAGTTAAAGCATTATTATTTGATGAATCAAATCCTACAAAAAAAGAATTATCACATATCTGTCCTTTTCTAAATTTTGTAAAATCTACCGTTGCAAAATGTAATAAATTACTCATGATTTTTAATTTTAAAGTATTAAGGGAGAAATATTACTCTCTCCCTTTCTACTCTTTTTTATACTATGAATTCCAAGATTCAATTGCTTCTTCTAAAAGTGCATTTTCTGTAGTTGCAACATCTTCTGTATAATCTGATGCATAAAACAAATCAGCTCTTACTGAAGATTTAGGTACATAAAGCTCTATCTTCTGTTTGTAATTATCATAATGACTTGCTCCATGAATAGCTCCAATTGCTGTAGGAGAAGATGTTAAAGTGTATTTAACATATTCAGCTCCTTTTGTTGTTGCAACAGGTTGTCTTACAGCCGAAGATAAATCTCCCATATGATTAGATACTGCAAATACTCTCTGTACATCATCAGCATTTAATATTGAGAAAGAACCAGTTGCTGTTCCTGCAAATGTTAAATAAGCCTTAGTTGTATAAGGAGCATCATTAGTTGAATTACATGAAGGAAATGTTATTGCCATATTTGTTACAGTTCCAGAAATACCAGCTATAAGTATAGTCGTTCCCCATGCTAACGCATTTACTCCTGTATAGCCATCTATAGCAGTTATAACTGTTGCTATATTAGTACCTGAAGTACAAACATTATCTGTGCCATTAACTGTAATAACTGCATTTACAGCTGCTGCAAAAGAATCAGTAGAAGTCATCTCAAATAAATAATATCCGGTTTCTGTAGCCCAATCTGTATCGAATTGTACATCATATAGAATATCATCATATTTGCTATCAAGAAGTATTTCTCTTCGTACAATAGTCGTATCTGTTCCTACTGCAATACTAAAATTATATCCATTATCAACAGAAGTAATAAGATATGTAGCAGTACCTATATGGTATGCTTTTAAAATAGTATTAACATTTGCATCAGCATTAAATTGTATTCCTAATTGTCCTTCAGAATATGAAGAATCAGTTGTAAATGCATATGTGGTACCATCCGATTTAGTTACTGTAAATCCACTTGCATTTCCTGTTCCATCATCAGTAATTATATATGCTCGTCTTGCATTAACAATTGCACCACTAGGAATTGAAGAACCAAATTGTGTATTATTAGTATCATTAGTAATCATATCAATAATTTGCTTTTCTTGAATTACTGCTTTAGCATCTTGATATAATCCTGCTGTTTCTGTCAATCCACTTATTTTACTTCCATAAAATTTACCTACTGGTCTTTGTTCACTATTATCAACATAACCAGGAGTTCTTCTTCTAGGAACAATTTTAATTCCATAATCTTCAGATGCTTCATTGTAATTTTTTGATAAAGCAATTCCAACTACTTTTTTTACTGCATTTTTGGTTTCTAATTTAGTCCATGTTGCAGTACTTCCTCCTAAAATCTCAATACCTTCAGATTTTAGAATAAATTTTTTAACACTATCATTATCAGTATACACACCTATATTAGCTGGTCCTGGATTAGCGATAAAAAATTTCTTAATAGGATAACTTAAATTCATGATTTTTTTATTTTATTTGTTTACGTATTAATTCTTCTTGTATAAATGATTGCCATCTTGGATCTTTTACTCTTTCTAAATATACTCTTACTGCTATATCTATTATTTCTTTTTGTATTTCATGATTAAATTCACAAGGAGTTCCTTCCTCCCCAGGCACAAATACAATATCATTTGGTCTTCTTAAATATTCTATACGCATTGAATACCCAATACTATTTGTTCCTGTTATCAATCTAATTTGTCCATTCAATATTTCATAATATAATCTAGCATCTGTTGGTTTTCTAAAAGGATTATCCATTATAACATTCCTTAAATCTGACCTCATTATTTTAGCATCTAACCAATCAGATATTCCTGTTAATTCACATTCATTCTCACTTCCATATTCTATTTTAAATGCTACATTTAGTAGTCTATAATAAGGAGGATATGTTTGTGAATCTTCTGTACCATCTGGTTGTCTATTTACTATATCATATGTATATTTAGGAATTAAAAATAAATAAGAAGTTGTTGGAGCAATAGGATATATAACATCTCCATTATAAGAAAATTCTCCATCAGTAACTACTCGAATTCTTTCTAAATCTTCTATTTGTTTCTGATTTAATTCAATAGTTAAACAATTCTGTTTCAACCATTCATCTTGTCCCCAATCATTAATGATACGGTTAAATTGAGATGGTGTAACTATAGATGTAGAATTTTTCTTTATCCCATCTAAAAACGCTCTATATATATCCTCTGCTGTTTCTAACATTACAATTTTCTTCTTCTATCTATTTTTTTCGTTAAATTATCAATAGATTCTTTCATCTCCTTTAATGTCTTATCATTAGGTTTATAAACAAGTGCTTGTTCGTAAAGTGCCAATGCTGTATCATAATTGGATTTTACTATTTCTATTGCTATCTTTCCTAAGATGTCGCGAAAATAGTTCTCGTCTTTTTCTTCTTTATCTTCAATTAATTCTTCTTCCGGTTCACGTTCATTTATGTGTTTTGACCATCTAATTCTATATTTTTCTCCTTCGCTAGTTTGTGCAAATTTGATTATAGATTGTATATCATCACCTAAATATTGATTACCATCAAAAAATCCTTTTCCCTTCTTTTCAATAAGTCCTAAATCTATTGCTTTCAATATCATTAATTCTTTTTCTACTGAAGGATTAAAACATTCTAATACTTTTTCCGGATATTTTTCTGATAATGTTAATAATTGATCCTGTATATAATTATCTGAAGAATTTTTTAAATCAATTTTAGATTCAGCTATTTCATAATTTAAAAGCAATGCTAAATCTCTGTATTTTTTAATACTTAAATTTTGCATAATCTTTGAATGTGCTTTATAAATTAATTTCTTTTTGCTAACTCTATTATTGACTTCTTCCTCTATGTCGTTAATATAGAAGTAATGAGTACCTGGCACAACAGCATCTTTATTAGATGCAACTACATATTGTAATTTATAATAATCTAATAAAGCTTTGCTCTTTGGATCTTCATAGTTACCTAATTCATCCTGTGTAAGATTTAATTTCTGCATATGAGTAATAAAAACTCTTTGTTCTGGATTAATTACAACTGGAAATTTCTTCCTCTGAGCATCTGTTAACTTCTCTTTACCTAACATTTGATCTACTGTCAAATTATCTTTTGTATTCTTATCATATATGTCAATATGTTGTCCTGTCATATATGTATTAAGAACACTATTATAATTTGCTATTGAAGGATATGCTTCCTTCTTATACCTCTTATCTACTGATACTATTTGAACTATTTTCTTTTTCATTTTTATTAACTATTATAATCTCTAAATATTCTTGTAATTTTTGTTCTACAAATTACTCCTGTTTGGAATAAGAAATGTACTGATGTTCCATCAACTGATGTTGCCATTCCTTCACCTCCCTTATTAATACCATTAATAGAACCCATTGTAGGCTTTCTTAACTGTACTAATTCAATTTGTCTGTCACCTCCATTTGTTACACCTAGAGGAACAAGAAATCCTTCATGTGATGCTAATGAAGTACCATCAGATAATCTTTTGGTAGGAACATCTACAGAATCATAATAAGCATATCTTTTAGGAATAACTCTTACACCATCAAATTCATAATAAGAATAAGTATCATTTATTCCTTTATCTGCTCCATCGCCTACTATGTTTTGATTCATAGTAATTCCATATTCACGCATTACTGATGAAAATCCAGATGTTACTTCTTTACCTCCGATTAGAGCTACTTCTGTAAGACCATCTTCTCCAATTCTTAAATCAATATCTTTCATTAATTCTTGTAAGAATTTCTTATTCCATTTTACATAAGGAAAATCATATGCTCCATCTCCTTGATTTAAAATACCGGAACCTGCAATAACTTCTCGTCCAAGTTTGTCATGCAATAATACTTTTCCATCTTCTGTAACAGTACCTTGACCAAAGATATTATCATGTTCTGCATATTTTGCAGCACGCATCATCATTTGTTCTTCTGCTTCTGTTAAGAAACCTTTATTGCCTTTATGAATATACCATTTCTTATTTTCTTTCATGGCTTCTGCTGTTCCACTATAAGAATATTTGACTCTTTGTAATGTTAAATATGAATGTCCCCATGTAGGAAATGTGTATTTTTCATTTGCAGTTTCAGAAAAATCATGTTCATAAGCTGTAGATATAGGCATACATTCACTCTGTGATGCTAACAAGTCAGTATTAACATAATTGTCATAAGAATTTGTTTTTAACTTAACTTCATATCTCCACACTCCTTCTGCTACTTCTACAGGTAAATTTGGATCGTAAACATATAATTGTGTCCTATTATCATTCAATTGAATAACTTCTTTAGGACCAATCCAATTACTATCTGTATAAATATAAAATGCTGATTGGTTTTTCCCTGGTTGTGTTGGATATATATTACTATCAAAAGTAACTCCATCGACATTTTCTACTATATGAACTTTCCTTAAATCAGATGCTGGAATAGCATACATGATATGATTAGAACCTACAACTCTAATTTTATTAGTAAATGTAGCTTCTGTTAGATTTCGTGTTTTTAAGCCTTTCAAATTAAGCAATGAGCTTAATGGTGATTCCATTTCCTTTATTGAATACAATGTAGGAAGAATATCTGGATCATTAATTGCATGAGTAATAAAATGATAACTACTTATTGACTCATTTGAAATTTGTGGTGCATAACCTGGTAATAGTCTCATGGTTTTTTATTTTTTAATTATTTTTATATAAATGCTCCTTTCCCTGGTAAAACGGGATTTCCTAATTGTATATTAGAATTTTGTTGTATATTTGGTTTAATTCCAAGTTTATCTAATATATCTTCTTTTATCTTGATGCCAATATTTGAAAAATGTTTAGACATCTCTCCTGAATCTATTTTATGAGCAAGATACAACATCTTATATAATCTAGTTTCGTCGCTTTGCAAATAATCAGATAAATAAGTATTGCCTGTCTTGTCATTATATTGTGTTAATTTATCAAAGATAGCATTAAATTCCTGTTTGTCAGATTCACTGAATGGAATTTCCCCTATCTTATCTAAACTACTTACCATTTTAGATATTTTATTTACTTTTGTTTTTCTATCGTTTTCCCAATTATCAAATTGTTGTTTGATTTTTTGTTGTTTTTCTTGTTCTTGTTTAGTAATATTTTCTTGTTTTGTTTTTACGTAATTACCTTTAAGTTGTTCTACTTCTTTTTCAAGTTGTATCTTATTAAGTTTTGAAATATAATCTTCTAAATCATCTTTGGAATATTTCGATGTACCATCTTCATTTTTAATATTAGAATAATAATTAACTAGAAAATCCTTACCTTCTAATTTAAGAATATTGTCTTGTGTCTTTTTACTATCAATGAATTTTTCAAAGTTAAATCCTTCTTTAGTTTTTTGTTCTTTATATTCTTTAATAAAGTCATCATCACTATTAGTATCATCTTCATTGACTTTAGTGTACTTATAGATAGTTTGTAATAATAGATCAAATTTTTCATCTGCTGTTAATGGATTTCCTTCTTTGTTTTTTCCTGTCTTTATTTCTTCGGGATAATCCCATTCATTATTATCTGATTGTATCTTTGATTTAAATACATTCCAATAATTATCTACTTGATATTGTTGACTATTTAAATCGTTATTATCTATAATTTTATTTTCATTATTTTCTACTAAATTATCAGGATCTATTAATGCTTGTTCTTCTGGTGAAACATAATCTCCCGATAATGACTTACCTAATATAGATGCTATTTTTTCAGGTTCTACTGTTACAACTTGTTCAGCAGGAGGACTAATTTCAATATTTCCTCCACCATTAACATTTTCATCTACATAAAAAATATAATTTCCTAATAATAATTTTTTTAATACTTTTACTCTTTTCATCTTTTTACTATTTTATTAAACAAATTTATAACATTTATTTTATGTATTCCTTCTTTTTACCCATATTTTTTTTCAGAGACTCAATTTTGCTGTTTTCTGTTAATTTTCTAATTTGCATTTCAATCATTTTTAATCTTTCATTTACCATGTTTGAACGCTGTGTTTCCATTAAATATGCTGATTCAATATCTCTTTCAGTTTCTATATCTGCCATTTCAACTTTATTTTCAGAATCTATTTTTTCTTTTTGAAGTTTTAATTTTGCTTCTTCAAGTTTTAGTTTATATTGTTCTGTTTCTTTTTTTAGTTGTAATTCCATTTGTTTTATCTGCATTTCTGATTGCTTTAATTGAGCATCTATCTGAGCCTGTAATTGCATTATTTCTTTCTTATTATTCATATCTGTTTCTGCTTGATTAGAATAATTCTGTTGAGCAAATTTTATAGCTTCATCACTAAAAAATTCAAATTTCTTTTCTAAGTCTTTTAATGTTTCAGTATTATATAATTTCAATATATCTCTAAATGGCAATGATCCTCGTGTATATTCTTGTATAGCAAATTGTTTTAATTCTTTTAATTGTTTCTCTTGTATTGATGTATTATATACATTAATACCTATATCTAAATTATTTAAAACATTTGCTGGTATTTCGAATTGTTCTGTTCTATAGTCATCTGTTTTATAATCAAATATTCCTCCATTTTTATAAATATATTTTGCTGATAAATTCATTAATACCTCAAATGCTCTTCTTTCACATTCATCATGTTCATTAAATATAATTTCTGTAATTAAATTATTTTGGGTTATAGCCATTTGATATGTTGCTACTTGATCATTTGATGTTACTTGTCCTTGTCTTTGCGGACCAACACCTATCATTGAACCTAATGTGTAATCTAAATTAACTAACATATTATCAAGATATTGTATAGATGAAGAAACAGAATCATCATAACTACCAAATTGATTAAATGATGCTACTCTACCTGATTTCTTTACTGTTTCTATCCATGCTGTACCTAATTTTTTATAATACATCCATTCTGCTTTAGACATTCCTTCAGGTTTTTGAGACATATCCATTATTGTACCTTTAACACCTGATGTAGCTAACAATAATTCTCTATGATAATTTATAAGATTATAAAGCTTTTGAATATCTTTTGTGTCCCATATCAAAGAATAAGGTCTATCTGTAATTGAATTATATGTTCTTCCTATTATAGGTAATACAGAATATGAATAATTCTCATTAGAATATAATCTAATTGGTTTTTTTTGAGCAGTAATAACTAAGTCATTACCGAGTATCACTACTTCATATATTTCATCTATATATCGTGTTTCAAGTTCTTCACCTTTTGCAGACGATATAACATTCTTCTTATCATATTCTTGTGCTGTTTCTTTATGTATATATTTCTTTTTCTTATTATCCCAATATAACTGTCCTGTATTAACTATTTTTTCATCATTGTCTAAAAAATGAATAAAATATTTTCCTGGTGAATATTGATTAGGAACTTTTTTTATCTTTATTTCTTTTGGTGATCTAAACCATATTAATGTTTCTTCTATTCCTTCTTCTGTATTTATATTTCCAGAATATATTTGATTGTTTAAAACATCATTTGTATATTGTAAAGAAAGAAAATCTGTATTCCTGTTTCCTATTATTAATTCATTCTTTAATTTTTCTTTTTGTTCTTTTGTTAATCTATATTTATCTACTGCTTGTGATATAGATATTCCTTTTTTCCATTTAACCCACATACCATCTTGAATCCATTCAACACCATCTGTTAAAGGATATTCTATATTAATTGTATTTACACATTCATATCGTGGTTTTTTTTCTCCAGGTAATAAATCAACATAAAATGCTTCTTTCCCTGTAACTATTTTAGATGTAAATGCTTTTGTAGATTCTCTTTTAATATCCAAATTATTACGTAACTTATATGCTAATTTTTGTATAACATCTTCTACTAAATCTTTAGATTCATAATTATAAAAATTAGTAATTCTTTTTAATTCTTTATTAGATATTAATAATTCTTTTGATATTGCACTTTCGGCATTTTTTAATTGTTCATCAATTATTGGAAATTGCATCTTTATCATTTGTATTTGATATGCTTCTTCTTCTGTTTTCGGTTGCATTTGCAATTGCTGAATAAGTTGTTCTCTCTGTTGTGATATTCCTTGTAATGCTATATTATATTGAGATATTTGACTTTCTGTTTGGTCAATAAATTCTCTAAATATATTTTTAAGTTTTCTTACAGTCTTTTCTGCTTTCCCTTCTGTATCAGATATAAAAGAAGAAAATTGAAACACTCTCTGATGTTGTTCTGATATAAGTACATTCAATTTAGTTCTTTGTATTGGAATATGTCTTACTTTAGCAGGAAGATAAAAATCACTTTGTTCATTTGTTCCTGAAGGTATTCTATTTAAATATTCAAATTCCTTTTCATTAAATATATTATGAAACATCATCCAACATTCTACATCTTGCTTCATTGTATTAGTATCAGAACTAGACATTTTATGTATCTCTAATCCTTTTCTTTTAATCCATTCTTTATCCTTTTTATTATCAGGAATTAAATCATTTGCTATTTCCATTTAATTAAATTTAATATTTCCGTTTTTATCTTTTGTATAACGTAAAGGTTTTTCATTTACATCTTCTGAACTACTAATAACTGTAAATGCTTTTTCATCTTCTTCACAAACTGTACATAAAGATGTCGCAATAGTTATATCACAATTATATTTCTTTCCCGATGGATCATATTTGAATCTACCCCATGCTTCTAATAACTCTATAAAATCACATTTTTCAATATTTTCTTTTGTTTTTAAAAATGATTTTTGCATAACCAACCAATCAGACTTTGTTGATGGATCAATACCATATTTATTTGTTGTCTTTGACATTTGTACCATATTAGCAGTAACAAATTCAGGTCTCATTTTTAATAATGAAGTAAATCCATTTTTAGTGTACCAATCAAATATTAATTTGTTTGACCATTCTATAAGATTTATTGCTCCATAAAATATACATAACATCGCAGTATGTTCATAAAATAACTCTCTACCTCCTTCTGCTGTTGTAGGTCTTTCTAATATTCCTGCAACATATATATTATATGTTTCATTTGCATTAATAAATCCTTTTTTTATCCAACATGCTCCTTTAGAAGTAGAATATCCTGCTTCATCTTGGTCATAACTATCTGTACCACCTCTATAAAGATTTATATATTGTTTATTTTCTTTGTCTAGTTTTGGGAATTCTCCTATCATAAAACACCCTTCTGGATCGGGTTCCATTACTACACCATTAAGTGGATTTTTAGCATCTTTCCAATAACCCCTATATCTCTTTACTATTTGTGAATCTTTATGATTTAATATATAAGCTTTTCTTTCATTGCACCATTGTGTAATTTCAGCTCCAAAATATCCTCCTTGTTTAGTTGAAAATATTTCTGATAGCCTAATAGGTTTCATTACAATATTCTTATATCTTTCATCAGGGTCTTTTATATTTCTTGCTTTTTCAATTTTTAATATTGATTCTTTATTAAGTGAATTTCCTTCTTTATCAATTATTTCAAATCTATATGCCGGAACAAATCTTGCTATCATTGTAGTACCGTCAGTATCTTCATATCTATTCTCGAATTCTAATAAATTATATTCTTTTGGATGATATGCCATTTTTTCCATATCTGCAACACCATCTTCCATATCTCCACCTGTTCCTATATATGTTGAATAACCAACTTTATTACCCATTGATTCTAATGACGGATCAACAGTAGCTTTAACTTCTCTTAATAATCCTTTTGTCCATATACCTATTTCTTCATAATGTATTCGACTAGGTGAAAGACCGGATATTGCCTGAGAATTATTTTTACATGTACGTGAATAAATTTCTGAACCTGTATTTTTTGTTCTTCTATAATCTTCTGATTCACCTCCTTTTGCAAATTCTTTGAAAAATTGTGTATTTCTTAATGCCTCTATGCCTCTAATAACCATTCTCATAGTATTAATATTGTATTTATCTTCTCCTGCAATAATTACAGATTGAGAATCATTATAAAATAAAAATTCATATGCTGTTGCACATGCTTCTTCTTCACTATATCCTGCTTGTCGTCTTTTAGCAAAAAGTAAATCTTTTTTCTCTTTAATCATTCTATCTCTAATCCACCAATTTTCCCACGATAAATCTGTAAATAAAGGATTAGCTACAATTTTTCTTATACCTTTATCATCATTTCTTTTAATCTTCCAAAAATTCAAATAAAAATAATGTCTTCCGGTAATATAGACTCTGCCATCTCTAATCCATAAATCGCAATCTTTAATATATACATCTTTATCTTTAACAATTATATTACCTCCATAAATGCAATAGTCATTACCATTTTCAAAATTATATCTGATTTGAGAATCTATGTAATTATCCCCTCCTTCAGTAAATGCATTATCTATATAATATCCATTTAAACATCTTTCTCTTTGTTTCAACCACCAATCTGTATCTATTGCATAATCTCCATCTTTCAGAAATTCTTTTGTAATAGATTTATAATCCAAATTAAAATAATCATGTTTATCTGGTAAATCACCTTCATATATTACTGGTGAAAATTTTTTAGTATTTATAAATCTATAACTACTCATTTGCTTCTCTGGAATCAAAAGTTCTTATTGTATTATTCTTAATTGTCTGTTCTTCTTTTTTCATTTTAATTTTTAACGAATCAACAAAGTCTAATAAGTCAGCAGACCTTTTTAATGCTTTAAATTTTTCGTCTGTATTATCTACTTCAACATAATCATCTAATTCATAAAGCATAGTTTCTGTTGAATCTTTATATTTAGGAATAGGAACATTAAATTTTACTTTTACTCTTTTCTTAAATCCTATAGTTGAAAGATATTCTATTAAATCTTCTATATCTTTCATTACTGCTAAATATAATCTTTCTGTTTGTGTAGTTTGTAATTCTAAATATAATTTAATGAAATTTTTTACTAAAACATTTTCTTCAATTTCTTTCCAATCACAATTTGCTTTTTTTGCCGCCAATTCTTTCCTCCTAGTAGGTAACTGATGTTTATATTCTCCATCTTTTTTATATGCCCAATATATATATGTTATACATTTTTTAAAATACGGTTTTGTTGAATTTTGTCTATCTGTATTATATAGTTCTTTAACTTCATCAAAACACATTCCTTCATCTGTTATCTTTACTTCTTCTTTATCTAAATGCAACATATCAATTACTATTTATTTGTTTATTTGCTATATCAGTTATTATCTGTTTTTTTTTACAACTTAATGTTAGATCAAGTGATTTTCTATACTCTTTTAATTCTTCAGGAAATTTAGGAAAATCTGTGAAATCTTGCAAATATTCTACTTCGTAATATTTTATAGTCTTTTCATCTGTATCTATTAATATCTTCATGATAATTTATATCAATTTAATTTATATATTTATTAAATAAATTTGAAATAATTTGTAGGATTAATCTCTGATATTTGATAAAAATTTATCTCTCCAATGCCTTGTCTTAAATCTTTAAAATAGTCTATTTCTTTCTTTTTTACACTATTCATATAATAGTCAGAACCGAATAATACTTTCTCTTTAATCCTTTTATCAGTCAATAATTCTTTTATGATAGGAAAAAATTCTTTATCATGAGATGTAAAAGAAATATCAGAATATAAATTAGGATAAATAGATAATAGCATCCTGATTATACAATACCAATTTTCATCAACATTATCTACTTTGCCTGACTTTAAGTATTCTTTCCACCAATACTCACTTCCGAAATGACACAGATTCCAATTTGATTTAGTGTAATGAGTGAGAAGTTCTCTATAATTATAAGGGTTGCTAAAATATGCAGATAGCTTTCTTTTAGATTGATTAAAGTCTATTGTATTATAGAATATACTTCCTTGTAATGCTTTTTTAAAATCATTTTTTGTTCCTCTATAATAAACAGGATTATAAGGTGAGCAATGACACATTATATTAAGATTATTCCTATTGCAGTAATCATAGACTTTCAACAATCTATTATCAAATGGTAAACACCCAATATTAGGATATATCTTTATTCCTTTATAACCATAAACTTCTATTGCTTGTAAGAATAAATCATAATAATCTTTACTACGTGGGTCAACATGAATAAATGGTAATATTTCAGGATATTTAAAGCTCAACCTTCCTAGTTCTTCTATTTGTGATTTATATTCCTCTTTTGTTTTCCCTGCTCCCATTTCTTGCATATTCATAGCTAGAACAACGAACTTGCATCCGTCAGGGTATGCAGACTTCATAAGTTTAAATATTTCCTCTTGACTGTCTAAACAACCAATTTCGACAAACTTAGCATATCTCTCAACTGCATCTTTCTCTGTGAAAGGAATAAAATGTTTTAACCCATTTACGATAATATAATAGCCTACTCTTGTTCTTAATATCTTTGCAAGTCCTAAAGGCAAAAATTTATCAGGAACAGATAATTCAGTAAAAGTATGACTATGGCAATTGTACATATCATTTTTTGTTAAAACTTGCTTTCTTGTTCAATAAATCCCAAATGAAATCTATTGAAAACCCAATAGAACAAGCGTTCATAATATTTAATTCTTTGTTGAATAAAGTTATAAATAAAACAACTGCGACTGGTATTAACAACAATTGAAATCCTAATCTTTTAATATTCTCTTTACACCATAATTTCCAACTCAATTCTGTTGTCTTGTCTTTCCTCTTGCTAACATCAGCCAACATCTGTAAAGACATACCAATAAATCCCCAAATAGTATATACACAAAAATCTATTGTGTTAATACCTCCTAATAGTTTATCTAAAAATTCCATAACGTCTATTCGTATATTATTAATTCTCTTTTAGGTTGGAAGTGCATACCATCAAATCTTGTAAATTTGCCTCCCCAATCCCATCCATTTCTTTCAAAGCATCTTACAAATTCTTCTGATAGTTTAGGAATGTCTCCGCATTTATTCTCTTTAGCATTTACATCAATACCTAATCCCCAACTATGCAACGACCAATGTACATCTTCTGCTTTTGCTGTTAAAATATTTACTTTATTATAACCTGTCATTACACGAACATTAAAGCAACCATCCCATGTTTTTAATTGATTGCCTATTCCTTCTCTTATTAAAGCATCAAATGCTTGTTGTAAAGGAAATTTTATCATTGCATTGATATATAGTTTTTTAGGCAAATTAGTGATAAATGCTGTATAGTTTTCGGGAACATTCCAAACTATCATATATTCATTCTCGCCCTTTCGAGGGTCTCCAAATTGTTTTAAACAATCTCTAGGTTGTAGTATCATTGTTTTGGGTTTTTATATCCTTTTACGCTTTATATCATCAATTTGTTTTTGAATATGACCAACTTCACCTTTTACATAGTCTTTTAACTCTGTAATCACTTCTGTCATTGCTATTTTAAAGCCATTTGTAAAACTATCTTTTAAATCGCTAAACATCTTTTGATACTCTAATGCTTTATTTAAAGAACCATTCTGTATATTTTCAATCTTGTCACCTAAATTCTTAATTTGTACTTCTAAACTTTCAAAAGATTCGGAAATCTCTTTATATATATCAGGAATCTTGATTTCTCTTATTCTCTTTATTTCCTCACAGTTTGAATTTACTTTAAAAAAATAAAAAGAAACAGCAGATATTCCTGTTAATATTCCGATAACCCCTACAACTAAACTAATCCATTCAAGCAAACTCATTTTTCCTTCTTTTATATTTAACTTTTAAAAAACAATTAACTACTATTGCATATACAGAAGCAATCCAAACAGAAACAATATCATAAGGAGAATTAAAATTCAATCCTAATAATATTATTGCTATCGTTGGCAATATTAATAATAATGTATGTTTGCTTTTATATTTCAATCTAAACATTTTTTAAGCATTTCGCCTGTCAAGTAAATAACTTGTTTGACATTATCCTCTGCTGAAATAACATCTATAACAACCTCATCCACATAAAGAACTCCATAATCATCTGTACGTTCCCATTTAC